AGCATATTTAAAATTTGTAGTAGCAACAGAAGACGATATTAAAGATGCTGAGAAAGCAGTTGGCGAATTTCGTAGGGCTGGATTTTTAGGCCATGTATACTTAATGCCTGTAGGCGGTGTTGAGTCTGTTTACAATCTCAATGCTAAATCCGTTGCCCTTGCCGCAATGAAACGTGGCCTGCGTTATAGTGATCGACTACAGGTGCCACTATTTAAAAACGAGTGGGGCACTTGATGATGGGAGTGGGATATTACGGAAAAAAGGCTATGTCACATGATCGCTGGGATGATGAAGTACAACAATCACCACCATCTGAAGACTGGGGATTACACAGAGCACAATATTGGAAACTTAAACTATGCTGGCTTCCAAAAAAGTGTTTTCTAACAAATAAGCCTCTTTGGGGTAAACTTGCGTATCACGGTGAAAACTGGATTACTGGTCCAGGCGATCCTGTTATTAATCACTATTGGATTGAAAAAAATGAATTCCTTATTTGGAATTTGAAGGGGAGAAAATGAAAAATTTATGGAAGAAATTAACTGGCATAGATAAGATTGAAAAAGAACGTGCTGATGCCGAAGCAGTACGGGAAGCCGCAAAACAGGCCGCGGCAGAAGCATTAGAAGCCGCTCGCATTGCCAAATTAACGCCAAAAGAAATCGCCACGGAGAAGAAGGAACCATGGGTTGCTGTATTAGACACGCATGTCAATATGGAGAATCTCAGAAACGGTTTCTTTGAACTTGACTGGAACGAGTATTTTGTAGTACAATTAAGAAGCGCTGGTTACGTAGGTGAAACAGACGAAGCAGTGGTTGATTCCTGGTTTACTGAATTATGTCGTAATTTAGGATCAGAAGAAGGTGTTGATATGAGCCGTAGAGGATCAGGTTATATCAATGTAAACAATTTGGGTGGCGGAAGATCGGAAATTTCTTAATGTCAAAAACATATATTCTTGTAGATACAGCTAATACATTTTTTCGTGCTAGGCACGTTATCAGAGGAGACCTCAACGATAAAATTGGTATGAGTATTCATACTGTATTGGGCAGTGTTCGAAAAGCATGGCGTGACTTTAAAGGCGATCATGTGGTATTCTGTTTAGAAGGTCGATCGTGGCGTAAAGACTTTTATGCTCCTTACAAACGGCAACGTGCTGAAGGACGTGCGGCTGCGAGTCCAAAAGAGCAAGAAGAAGAACGAGTTTTTTGGGAAACGTTTGATCAGTTTAAAGACTTCATTATCAACAAGACAAACACCACCGTACTACAACACCCGCAACTAGAAGCCGATGATTTGATTGCTGGTTTTATTCAGGCACACCCAAACGATAACCATGTGATTATTTCAACAGATGGTGATTTCGCACAGCTGATTGCTCCTAACGTCAAACAGTATAACGGTGTAATGGAAATTACAACTACACATGAAGGATATTTTGATGCCAAAGGTAAGCGTGTCGTTGATAAGAAAACTAAACAAGACAAGCCCGCGCCGGATCCGGCCTGGTTACTATTTGAGAAGTGTATGCGTGGCGACACCTCCGACAATGTCTTTAGTGCTTATCCAGGAGTTCGTACTAAAGGGACAAAGAGTAAAGTTGGTCTCCAGGAGGCCTATGCCGACAGAAATACCAAAGGATTCAATTGGAACAATATGATGTTGCAACGTTGGGTTGATCATGAAGGTGTTGAACATCGTGTATTGGATGATTACAATCGTAATGTCACATTGTGTGATTTGACAGCACAACCAGAAAATATTAAACTGTTAATTAAAGAAACAATTGATACAGCGACCACCGCAGATAAAGATATCCCGCAGGTTGGTGTTCGATTGTTAAAATTCTGCGCTGAATATGATATGCAAAAAATTAGTGAACAAGTTCAGAGTTACGCAGAACCCCTAAACGCAAGGTACGTACAATAATGACAACAAACGCCAAGATATTAATTCCAGAAAAAGAATGGTTGATTAAAAACGGAAATAAAAAAGTTGGTAGTATCGCCAAAGTTAAAAAAGGATATTTGGTATTACATCAAGGACAAGCAATTCCTTTTAAAGATCTATCTGAAATAAAAGCTAAACTTGGCATAGCATTATTTGAAGAAAGTATTAAAAAAGCTAAAAAAGAATTAGGTGAACCTGTATCATACAGTATCTACGATTTTCCTTGTAAAAGTAAACCCTACGAACCTGTATACAATGTTCAAAAGAAATTGCCGTTATATACCAAGCGTTCTAAAAGCAAAAGCCAACATTGTGCTGGACACTACATTATTAAATTTCGCAAAGGCTGGGTCAAAAGTTTCTGTCCTAAGTTGATTACGTTAGAACGATATCCGTATAAAGGTCCTTGGAAAACTGAAGAAGAATCAAAAATAGAACTAAGGAAAGCCAATCACAATGAAACAACTTAATACCCTACCCATTGAAGATTTTTTGGATCGTGCCAGAGTGGCAATTAAGACAAATCAAAAAAATCTAACTTTAACTATCAAAGAAGTCACTGATTTACAAAATAGTCTAGCAGTGGTTATGACCAGACTTTCTGGTGAGCTAGATCAAATTGTGGCATCTGCTGGTACAGCACAATCGGACACCATTCAAGTAAAAATGGACGGCGGTAGTTTTTAATATTTTATATAAATATATATACGCATATTTGGAGCGTATATAGTGAGCAGACCTAAGCCAACCGTTTTGTTAGAAATAACTAATAAGAAAACTTATAAAACTGAGCAAGTTTTAGAAGCCGAAGCTATTTGGGCTGTTTTTTATCAGGATCGCCCAATTAATCTAAAAATTACCAGTTTGGTGGTACAACAATTAGGCCCAAAATATAAAAAAGTTAGTTTTAGTAATGCCGGACATGCCCTTAATCTTGCTAAAAAACTCAACAAACTATTTGGATGCCAGGACTTCTCTGTTTTTAAATTAACCACAGGTGAGAAGTTAATTGATGATTCAAAAAATTGAAATAACCAAATACATCGCGGATCAATATAAGCTGGCTAGTGATGAAAAATCACTGAGAAAACTAGTGTCATTATGGTGGGTAAATCCTAGGAAAAAAGCCAAAGGTGGCTTGAGATTGACTGATGAAGGATTTGCTCGATTATCAGCACATATCAAATTCCATAAAGTTAAATTTACCGAAGGTCCTATTGAGTATAACAATCAGTTAATACTTCAATTAGATAATTTTATCAACTGCCCCTGGTATACAACCAAAAAAGAAATATTTGTGACCAACGACAAGATGGCTGTACAGTTGGTGTTGTTTTCTGGTAACATTGCTCGATTCAGTCACGCTAAGGCAGAAAGCATTAAAAATCATTTGACAAAAACCTAAAATCCCTGTATAATTATTACATATTGAAACACTAAGGCAATTCAATATTTTTTCAACTTTATAGAAAGAAATTTTATGGCAGAGCAAATTAGCACTAATCGCACAGTTACGCCAAACGATGCTAAACGTAGCATCCGTAAATGTATCAAAATCCAGCGCCCTGTATTCATGTGGGGTCCTCCAGGAATTGGTAAATCCGATATTGTTAAACAAATTGGTGACGAACAAGGTCGTGAAGTCATCGATGTTCGATTGAGCTTGTGGGAACCTACTGATATTAAAGGTATCCCTTATTACAATAGTAATTCAAATACTATGACATGGGCACCACCTGCTGAATTGCCTACAGATCCAGAATCTACTGCTATTTTGTTCTTAGACGAACTTAATTCCGCGGCTCCTGCTACGCAAGCCGCGGCTTTTCAACTAGTTTTGAATCGCCGTGTTGGTACATACATTTTGCCAAAAGGTGTTAGCATTGTTGCCGCAGGTAACCGTGAAACTGACAAGGGTGTTACTTATCGTATGCCTGCTCCGTTGGCTAATCGTTTTGTTCACTTGGAATTGAAGAGCGATTATGATGACTGGTTAGAATGGGCTGTTAACAACAAGATCCATGAACAAGTTGTTGGCTATGTTGGTTTTGCCAAACAAGATTTGTATGACTTTGATCCTAAGAGCGCAAGCCGTGCGTTTGCTACACCACGTAGTTGGAGTTTTGTTAGCGATTTGCTTAAAGATGACGACCTGCCAGAAAGCACTTTGACTGATTTGGTTGCTGGTGCTATTGGTGAAGGCCTTGCTGTTAAGTTCATGGCTCATCGCCGTGTTGCTAAACAAATGCCAAAGCCAGAAGATATTTTGACAGGCAAAATTACCAAGTGTGATATCAAAGAAATCTCTGCGATGTATTCTTTGACTGTGTCCATGTGCTATGAGCTCCAATCCGCTGACCAAAAGAAGGTCAAGAATTGGGATAATATGGCAGATAACTTCTTTGCGTTCATGATGGATAATTTCCCAACTGAACTGGTTGTTATGGGTGCTAAGGTAGCATTGACCAGCTACAACTTGCCATTTGATGCTAGTAAGTTGAAGCACTTTGACCGTTTCCATGAAAAGTACGGCAAATACATTATCCAAGCAATGGAGAATTGATAAAAAGCCCCTAAGGGCTTTTTATTTGACTTTCAGGATAAATTCATGTATAATAGTATTTTAGAAGGGTAAAAATGTCAAACACTACAGCAAACAAAAAATTTAAACTTCCTGAAAAGCGGGAATTCACACAATCAGAAAAAAATAAGATTGTTGAAAAACTGATCACTGCCCGTGTGGGCTTGTTGTTGCGCCATCCATTTTTTGGTAATATGGCCACACGTTTGAAATTGGTTGATGCCAGTGATTGGTGTAGCACATTGGCCACTGATGGCCGTACATTTTATTACAGCAATGATTTTGTAAACATGTTGACTCCAAAACAATGCGAGTTCGGCTTTGCTCACGAAGTATTGCACAACGTGTTTGATCACTTGAGCCGACGTGAAAATCGAGATAGAAACCTCAGTAACATTGCCGCAGACTATGCTGTTAATCAAATCTTAAAAGATGAGCGCATTGGCGAAGTTCCTAGCATGATTCAAATTTTCCAAGATAACAAATATCGAGGAATGAGCTATGAACAAATTTATGACGATTTGGAACAAAAATCTATCAAAATTAATATTGATGATCTAGGTGAATTACTTGACGATCACTTGGATGGTGACGATGAAGGTGGCGGTGGCGACGGCGAAGAAATTGACGGTAGTGGAAAAGGCCGCCCTAAACTCACCGCAGAAGAAAAGAAACAGATCCGAGATGAAATCAAAGAAGCTATGGTTGCTGCCGCACAGGCTGCAGGAGCAGAGCGTGTGCCAGCTGGCGTAGCAAGAATGATCCAAGTTTTTACAGAACCAAAAATGGATTGGCGCCAAATGTTGCGTATGAATATCCAAAGTATTCTTAAGAGCAATTTTAGTTTTACTCGTCCAAATCGTAAAAGTCAACATTGCGGTGCTGTACTTCCAGGTATGATGAACGAAGAAACCATTGATGTCAGTGTAGCAATTGACATGTCAGGCAGTATCAGTGATAAAATGGCCATGGACTTCTTAAGTGAAGTTAAAGGTATTATGGAAGAATACAAGGACTTTAAATTGGACTTGTTCTGCTTTGATACCGAAGTGTATAACTATGCTAAATTTACTGGTGATAACGCAGACGATATTATGAGTTATGAATGTAAAGGTGGTGGCGGTACTGACTTTGATGCTTGCTATAACTTTATGAAGGAAGAAGGCATCGAGCCAAAACGCTTCATTATGTTTACAGACGGCTATCCTTGCGGTAGCTGGGGTGATGAGAACTATTGCGAAAGCCTGTTTATCATTCACGGTGACTCTAGTATTGAAGCGCCATTTGGGCAAACCGCATATTATAAATAAGTGAGTAGTTAATGGCATTAAGTAGAGGTGAACTCAATCCGCTAAGTGTTTTAAAATTGAGGAAGTTATCCTTTATACCCAATCACTTTGCCCGAATCACTATCAAAATACCAGAAACTGATACCAAGATATTAGATCAGTGGATTAACTACAACTTAAATAGTAGGTACGCTATAAAGAAAACGTTCACTTTAGATAACTCAAATAAAATGATTGAGGTATTAGAAGTTGGAATGGAAGATCCCAAAGAGATTACCATGTTTTCTTTAGGGTGTCCTTATATACATAAACAATAAAAGGAAATAAAATGAGTGAAGATAACACAGCACAAGTCGCAAGTACAGCAGTTGGCGGAGATGCTACTGCCGTTCCAGAACAACCACAATTGAGCATCACTGACCTACAAAACCTACGTGCTATTGTAGATGTATCAGTTAAGCGTGGGGCATTTGGCGCATCAGAAATTAGCGCAGTTGGAGCAACGTTTGATAAGTTGAACGCATTTTTAAATGCTGTTACACCTCAAACTGACGCACCAACAGCTTAATAGGAGAACACAATGAAACATACCGGCAAAATGAGTAATAACGGCGCTAAAGTCGTTATCGCTTACAGAACATTACCTGGAGATTCAAATAGTGCGTTAGTAATTGGCACCAATAATCTAGGTGACACATATCATGATGCAATTATGAATTTACTACAAGATGTTAGCGGGCAACAAGCCAACGAATTTGCCGATATTCTTGCTGTTCGTAAATTCCCAGATGGCGCTGGAATGTTAGAATGGTTACACACTCGTGGTCATCTAAAGAAGGTTCCAACCAAAATGGTCATTGTAACACCTAACAATCAAACATCTATTCCATTAAATGAACTAAATGAATTGATTGCTCAACAAAAGGGTATCAGTGTAGACGAACTAGCAATCACTGATGGCAAAACTCCAAACAAGAAAACTGCGCCCAAAGACGATCCAACTAAGACCACAAGTGCTACTGTAAACGCTGGCGAAGAAGATGTTACTACTGATCCAACTCCAGTGGCAGCAAAAGCAGTGGTGGAAGATATTAGTGATCTAACACCAACCCAATTGCGTTCACGTGCTGATAAATTATTTAAAGAAGCACAAACATTGCGTAAGCAAGCTGACGCAATTGATCCTCCTAAAAAACGAACCAAGACTGTTGAAACTGTTTAATGAGTAATTCTGAAAAAGTATATCTAAACGCATTACGAGACATTTTAGAAAACGGCGATGACCGACCTGATCGTACAGGGGTAGGTACACGCAGTATCTTTGGTCTCCAAATGCGTTTTGATTTAAGTGAAGGATTCCCTGCCATCACTACCAAAAAACTAGCATGGAAGGCCTGTGTTAGTGAATTACTTTGGTTCATTGAAGGTTCAGGTGACGAACGAAGACTTGCTGAAATTTTACATGGTACACGTAACCCAAATATGAAAACTATTTGGACTGACAATGTTACTGCAGATTATTGGATTAAAAAACGTCACCAACGAAATGCCGCAGATTTAGGCCGTGTTTACGGGGTACAATGGCGTCGTTGGCGTAAACCACTGATTCGTATCAATAAGGTTGTGCTTCAAAATCACGATCAGTTGCTTGAATTAATTTCAGGAATTAAAGATGACCCTTACAGTCGTAGGCATATTATATCTGCTTGGAATCCTGGAGAACTTGATTTAATGGCATTACCACCATGTCATATGATGGCACAGTTCTATGTTAGCAATGGTAGATTGAGTTGCCATATGTATCAACGTAGTGCTGACCTGTTCTTGGGTGTGCCTTTTAATATTGCGTCATATGCTTTGTTTACACATATGATCGCACAAGTTTGTAATTTAGATGTTGGCGATTTGGTCATTAGCTTTGGTGATGCTCACATTTATAACACTCATTTTGAGCAAGTCAAAGAACAGTTGACTAGAAACCCCTTGCCGTTACCTGTATTAAAATTAAATCCAGAAGTATCTGTTATTACAGACTTTGAAATGGAAGATATCACACTAGACGGATATCAAAGCCACGAGGCTATCAAAGCCCCCATGGCTGTTTAAAGAACTAAAACTTCAATAACCGCAGGGCCATACGCATTAGTGCCTATGGCCTTGGCAAATACTGCGTTAGGCTCATCACCCCCAGAAATATATGCTTCTGCGTATCCTGGCATCCAGCTAGTAACTAACAAGTCACCTTTATTAATTGGCCCTAAAACCTGGCATGGAACACGTCCTTTTAACGCAATAGCAGGGTGAGTTTCGTCATTTCCAGCGTCTTTATTCATTAAATAGGCCGGATTTGTAGACACTATACCTATTACTGCGGTATCAGCATGATTATTAGTAACAGTGACTTCTTTAGATCCACCTAAACATAACACAGTACCTGGAGCATAAACAGCATCTGCCCAATAACGTTCTGCTAGGTCAGCATACTGTGCCGCTGTGGCTGTTGCGTTTAATACCTGTGTAGATACATTGTAATTAAATGTGCTGGTAGATAATATTGTCTGGGATCCAGTGGCCTGCACTAATGGAACATTCAGCACACCAGATGAAGTTGTAGACACCGTTACCTGAGATGCTAGATTGGCTGTAAGTGCTTCGGCGGCAGTTCCCCAAAGATAAAATCCACTGGCCTGTGTTGATCCAGAACCGTTAGCATCTTTCAAGGTTATACCAGCTACTACGCCATTAACAAAGTTTGAATATAAGTCTGAAGTTGTTTTTGGTTCAAAGGACGAATTAGATATCACTGCCACTGGGTTTGACCCAATGTAGCCTTTTAAAATATTATAGGTATTTCCATCTGCCCCAATTTCAGCAACGGGTTGCCATGATGCCACTGATTCAACTGAATTATATGGGCCAATTGTAATCCACCTGCCAAATTCTGAACTCCAAGAATTTAATTGAACTGCCTGAGTATTCCACCAAAGATCACCGTTTAATGGTGTAGCAGTGATAGCCGGGTCCGTACTTTGGCTGGTGATATTGGCTAGTGGTTTAAAATTTACACCGTCATAGCATATATTTAAATTGCGCTCATTTGTATTATTATTAAACCAAAGTTGTCCTTGAACAGGTTTGCTGGGAGCAGTACTATTGGCAAAATTTTCTAATAAGTATATAAAATTTTGGTTTTGTATTTGGCCATATCCGCTGTAATTACGACCAACAAACGATAGGCTGGTAGATTCGTCGACTGATCCGTCATCAACAGTGACTAATTTGCTTCCATTTGAATTGTATAATATGTATGGCATTTCTAAATCCTTAAGTTTTAATTATTCCGTAGAGGGCGATATTTTTTGGACGTGTTTCACCAACATCCGCAATAGGATTACCCGAAGCATCTTCAGCATTGCCAGTTAACCACATCTGTGCTCCGCCACCGTAACTGGATCTAGCATCATAATTAAATGGACCAACTGATGTGCCTGGCCAGTTGCTTGATCCAGCGGCACCTGTCAATTGATCATCGCCCGGAAATACATGGTAGTGCGATTTTATAACAGCATTGTCTGATTGTATAGTTGAGTACAACCTACCAGGATCTCTGCCAGCACCATGATCGGCACCCCGTACAAAATAACCTCGAAGATCTGGTAGAGTAAAACTTGCGCCGTTGGCCCCGTAAGGGCTGGTAGCACCGCCCAAAGCAATATATAAATTGTAATATTGATCAACGCCTACAGATGAACCGTCTGCTAATAGGAATCCTGCTGGCACAGTTCCACCAGCAATGTACATGATCGTTCCTGGTGGTATTGGTGTATACCCAGCTGCCAATGATGAAATTTGTAATTGTAAAGTTGCTATAGTTGCCGACAAGGTTGCCGCGACTGTATCAACATAAGTCTTTGTGGCTTTTTGTGTTGCTAGATTTCCGTCCGAATCTGCTGATAAAGTACCGTCTGTATCAAATTTACTAATTGTTTGATTGTTACTGGCCGATATTAAATTGGTAAATGTTGCCGATGATAATATGACACCATTAACATTTAAACTATTTGAAGAAATATTTTGTGAATGAACGCTGTTGGTCCAAACTGTGCCCCATGTTAGACTTTGGGATCCTAAATTTACAGCATTAGTAGTTGATGGAGTAATTGAAGTATCAGCGAACCAAGATCCAGCCAAAATACCAGCATTATTAAAACTAGTTAGTTTAGATGCGGTCAAACCGTTGACCGAAGTATTTCCTGATGAATTTCTTTGTACAATTGATGCGCCTGCCGATATAGATGATGATGCTGTGAGATAGGTCGACTGAGTTTCATCTAATAAAGCGTTTGAAGACCCGCTAGTTTGAGAGTATCCAAAAAGTTCCACATCACTGCTGGCATAATTTTTAAATGTAATGCCTCTATTCAATGAAGGGAATCCGTCCACAGCATTTACATAGGAAATGTTAAAAGCATCTCGGCTTATAATGGCAATTACTTCGCCGTTTATTACACATTCAATAACAGCATGGGCAACATTGTTAGTGTCCATTAATTCCACTGAACTAAACTTTGTTGTACTAAATCCAGAAACACCTTCTGGACCAATATTGATAAACCCGGTGCCTGTATTAATTTTTAAAATTTGATTGCTAGTATCAAACCAAAGATTGCCTTGTATTGATACAATAGGCGGAATTGCGTCATAGGTAATAACACCCAAAGTTTGCCAACCATTATTATAAACATTTAAAGAATTATTAGTAGTATCAAACCATAATTGCCCAACTAATGGACTAACTGGTGGCACTCCGTAGGCAAAATTTTCCAACATATGGATAAAATCAGAATTTTGAACTTGACCAAAACCAACAACATTTTTACCAATCAGCGAGATACTAGACGATAAACTGTCAATTGTGCCGTCGGCTATTTCAGTTAGTGTTGTTCCGTCAGATTTTAAAATTTGATATGGCATTAATTTTCCTTACATTACCACATTGACTGCGGCAGCTGTTATTACACTGTAATATTTTGTTCCTGTAGAGTATACTTCAACTGGTTGCCAACTAACACCTTGTAGAGCATTATTTTGGATTTGGAATCTACGAACCTGGGTTCCCACACCGCTATTACCAGTTGATCCTGATTTACTAAATGAGCAAATTACTCTGGCTTCAGAACCCAATGGAACTCCAATTTCATTTGTAGATGTTGAAGCAGATACTGGATACATTAATCCTAAAACACTGGCAATCGCTTGATTTTGTAATTGATATGAAGCATACAACGATACATTATGAGAATCGCTAGTTGTTAGCACAGATGGATCCAAGGAATCAATATTAACTGATGCTGAAAGATATCTATTAAACACCTGTCCTGATACTTTTAAGTCACCGTTAATTGTTAAACCAGCAACTACTGTAGCAGTACTGGTGCTGAAATATGTTTGGGCTGCCGCCGAAGTCAATGAAAATGCTGAATTACTGATCATGCCAACAGTAGTTCCGTAATTGTTTATCAACGTAACTTGTTGAGTTGCCAATGTAGTGGCATCAACTAATGTGGTAGTAGGTAATACCCATCCATTACTGCCTACCGATTGTGGGAAGATGGGGCCAACAGTATACAATGTATTATTGTTGAACAATTTTAATTGACTATTTGTACTATCCCACCAAAAAGCTCCAGAGTTTAAAATACCAGGTTGTGTTCCAGAAACAATGGCACCGCTAACTGGATTGAATCCGTTATCATAAACATACAGACGTTGCGCAGTAGTATTGTACCATAGTTGTCCAGTTACTGGATTTACTGGGGGATTTCCGTATGTGCTAGAAAAACTTTCTAATAATTTTACAAAGTTATTGTTGATATACTGTCCATAATTACTGACATTTTTACCAACTAATGAAAGGCTAGTTGTAACATTGTCTACTGAATTATCTGACAATAATAGTAGTGTGGTTCCGTCTGAATTTAAAATTGTATATGCCATTTTAGTACTTTATTATATAGTTAGCGTAGCCGGTCTCAGTACCGGGTACTTTGTATACTGCTGTTGCTGTTCTCAAATCAGGAACATTAAAATTAGGAACAACTCCTCCATAGATAAAATTACCAGCACCTTGATATTGTAGCGCGGCAGCCAAATTAGGATATGATGCTATGGCATAGCTGGATCCATCACACAATAGCCATCCTGCTGGAGGAATATTACTACCATGCATAATTATCATGCCTGGGCCATAAAAACCTTGAGTCAATTGATTAATACTAATTTGCTGTGGACCAGTATAACTGGCATTAGTTGATGTATCAACTACCATCAATGTCATGTTACCTGATGTATATGTTGCTGTATGTTGAGCTGTAATTGCGCTGGATGTTAGTGTTGTATTAAATGTTGCGGTTGATCCATTACCATAAAATATAACATTAGTAGCTGTTACCTGTCCTTGTAATTTAAAATTAGTACCATAGGTCAATCCTGTGGCTGGGCCGTTAAACACACCAAATACCTGTGTACTTGTAGTGCCAATTGCGCTGGCATAAATTCTGTTGAACTGTGCTGTTGGCGATCCTATGTCATAGGTACCAGTTACTGAAGGTAAAATCCCAGCACCTGCTTTTGGATTGCCGCTATTATCTAGCCAGTTTACATAGATTTGGCCATCAACAGTAATATCATCCCCAAATACAGACGTGCCACCAACACTTAATGTACCAGATGTGGCAACATTGCCAGTTATTGTAGTAGAACCGCCTACACTAAGGCCAAGGGATACACTAGCGGCACCATTAACTACCAAGCTAGGATTATTAATGGATGTTGTTGTATTGATTGTAACGACTCCATCAGCAACTACCACTGTGTTGTTTGGCAAACTACTGATGCCATTGGTTGTTTTAATGACAATGTTACCACCAGCAGTGTTGTTTAGCAACACAGCATCGTTAATGTATTTGTATAATTGTATATAGTCACTGCTATTAGACCCAGCTATACTGATAACCACACCGTCACGTCCCTGGGATCCAGATTGGTTATTGGCGTTGGGTGTAGAAAATAATAGTCTGCCAGTTATTACTTGACCGTTTACTGAATTATCATTTTTTCTTAGGAAACTGCCAGCACTATACAGAGCATTGTTAACTGTCAAATTGGCTGCACTAGCAGAAATACCGTTGAAAAATGACCCCGAGATCGCATTGACTCCAGGATAAATTGCAGTAAATCCAGCAAGTATTGGGTTTGGAATAAAAGTTTCATTTGCTAGGACTGTTACTCTATTACCGTTAACATAGGTAGATGTAATTTGATGATAAGTGCCTGTGGTATCTACCACTGTTTCGACAACCGGACCATTTAATTCTCCAGTACCTGCGTTACCAACAGCTATCCAACTACCAGCATTATAAATGTTAAGCTGGCTTAGTTGAGTGTTAACCCAAATATCTCCAGATTTTAATGCGGTAGTTAAAGATGGATCAGTGGCCTGTTGATAAATTCCGTTTGCGCTAGCCCAATTAATAGCGCCAGCTGTGCCATCCATTATGCGTAATACCTTATTACCAGGATTGCTAGTGTCGTACCATAATTGACCTTCAATAGGATTAGTAGGAGGTAACGAACTAGAAAAGTTTTCTAAAAGACTTAGGAAATTTTGATCAATTGCTTGTCCAAAATTTGGGTATCCTTTTCCAACCAAAGTTAGACTAGTGTCAACAGTATTAACGCCTGGAGGCATATCTGGAACTGTAACAGCAGTAATTTTACTTGGATCTGAAAAATTAAGTGTATATGGCATGATTAATTCCCGCTGTTGCTAAGACTTTGAACCCTAACTGTATAATCAATTTGAATCATTCTGTTCAATGATTTTTGTACTGGATGGAATATGACATGTGTTAATAACATTCCTGTGCCTGGTCCATTTGGACTATAACTTAATAAACCTAATTCATCAAATACGTAAGTTCCATTAGAATTGGTAGCATTGTCAAATGCTGTTTGACCATTGGGTTCGCCAAAATCTAATAAACAGCTTACTAAGATATCGCTATAAGCAGTGCCAGTAATATGACGCACTTGCATGTAGTTATTTGTAGGATTTAAATCAGTAGTTTGCTGTGCGTCTACGGTTTTATAATAAGTTTGATTATATAAACTAGCACTAGTACCAATTGTATTTGGAGTTAGATATGTAATAATGCCAGTATCATCAACTCGTGTGCCGCCATTGCCAAACGCCATTTCATAGATAGTACCATATCCCTGATTACTCAAACTCTGCGCCATAGCAAGACTAAAATTTTCGTAATGGATTGCATTCTTTTTATCAATAAAAACTTCTTTAGTATTAGGGTCAAATATCTTAATATGTCCCTGTACTCGCATATTGCCCTGTTCATTGGGCTGTTGTTGTGGGTAGTTTGTCATTGTTGAGCTCTGTTTCATATGATATTTATCTAAGTATTTTCTTAGTGTTTAAATCGTATAGTTGTTCTTGGAAATGTTTGCCCTTGAATGGGTCGAATACTAGCCTGTCTTGGGAATGTCATACCTTGGTTTGATCGAAGACTTTGAATAAGACTTAATAAAGAATATCCATTTGGTGCTCCCATACCTGTAACAGGATCCCAACCAACTCGTGATGCGTATCCTTGGGCTATGGCTGTGGCATTGGTACCTGTAGTGATATCGTAAAATGCAGTTGGATTGGCATAAAACAGTTGATTGTATGCTACTGATCCCAATGCTTTACCAGTTAATGCCTTGATTCTAGCTATCATACCTGCCATAACGGGAGTAGATGCGCTGGTACCACCAACACCGCTTAGAGTTCCACCGGTATAAAACGCATAGGCATTGGCCATTGGACCAGAAATGTCTGGAATACCCCTCGCAGTCACAGATGTTAATGCTCCAGTAACGTGAGTCGAGCTATTATATGTTTGATATTGTAAACCACTTTGCCAGCTAGGAGCTGAAAATATTGAACTAAATCCGCCGCCACTACCAAAAGTACTACCAAAAGTAGAATCGTCTTGTTCAGTTGTTTCTGTTAAACGAGCATTGGTTGCTGTGTTTATGGTAAGATGTGTTCCCCCAACAGCAATCATATAAGGGCTGGATGGCGGGTAATTGACTGCCTCAGACCCGCTTAAAGAAGACCCAGAATCCCCAGAACTATTTACAAACGCAATATTATTGGAATTAGCCAATTGTAGTTGTGATGATAAAAAATCTCCACCAGATTCACTGAATGTCCAACTTAGTGAGATTACATCACAACCATCAGAAATAGCCCTGGCAATGGTACTTTGAACATTGGCCACTGTAGTAGAACTGGTGTTTATGTAAATGGTAATATTAGCCTGAGGGACTAATGTAGCAATACATGTGATATCCAGTATATTTTCCCCGTCAGCATTGCTGTCACTGGTGCCAGTTGCGCCATTTAACAATACCTGCGTTATAGTTGGTGCTGATACTGATGCTGGAAGAATTCCTTTGGTTTTGTAAGATGAAAACGTTGAGTTAAGATCACTTTGAAGGAAAGTTCCACCAAAACTAATAATTCCAACCTTAATACCTGCTCCAGAATGATAAGGCATATTATACGCTGTGGCAATTTGAGGAGGTGTAAGATATATATAATTACCACTAGAATAATAACCAGTATTTGTGTGTACTGATTCATCAATTGGCGTTACAGTTAAATCCGCAAGCTGGGCGACTATTTGTTCATCAGACATTATTGTTCTAATCCTAATAGTGTTAATGTTACATTAACTGCTGACGAACTTCCAGAGTTATTTGTAACCGCTAGATAGACTGTACTATTTGTTATGGTATCATTGTTAAAACCAACAACTCCTGGGGTAATTAATTGTGTTAACGATCCAGAAGTTGTAATAACATCTGCTATCACTCCAGATCCTGCTGTAGGATCAGTACTTTGATTTCTAGAACTGTCATTGGATAAACTAGTTGCGTCAGTATAGATTCTAACCCATGCTGGCTGATCAGTTACAACTTTTGACAACACATAAGATTTGTATCCTAATACGATAGTTGTAGCAGTAGTTCCTGCCGCTAAAACGCTGGTTGCTGTTGTAACTGTTACTCTAGTACCTGCTCCTGCTGATCCAGAATAACCTACTGGTCCAACACTACCAGCATAGCCTATTGGACCACTGACTGTGCTTGCTGATCCAGTATAACCTGTTGCTCCAGCGCTGCCAGCGTAGCCTAAGCCACTTGATCCAGTATAACCTGTAGTCCCAATGCTTCCAGTGTATCCACCTGGGTCACCTTTGCTACCTGTAAATCCAATAGAAGCATAAGCACCCTGAGATCCAGAATAACCACGTGGTCCTTGTACCGTACTTGCTGATCCAGTATATCCACCAGCATCGCCTTTACTTCCAGCAAACCCCTGTGTACCGAAACTACCAGTAAATCCTGTTATACCTTGACTACCAGCATAACCAACTGATCCCCAATAGCCAACGCTGCCAGCGTAACCTTGACTACCAGAATACCCCAATCCGCCAATTGATCCTGAATAGCCCTGTGGTCCAATACTTCCAGCATAGCCAGTACTGCCAGCATAGCCATTTTTGCCAACTACCCCGCTTAATATAAATTGCCAACTTGTAAATGTTCCAGATCCGTAGACTGAATAAACTTGAGTAGTTACTGTTGTTCCAGTAATACTGGTAATGATACTTGAAATATAATTAGCAGGATTAACTACTCCGCCTGGAGCGGACAATAATACTATAGATTGACTTGTGGTATACGCTGATAATGCAATGTTGGTAGCAGTAAAGCTGAATGTGGTTCCAGGAGAAACAAGAGCAATATTAGTTGCCGTACTTGTTGCTGTGGTAACAAGGAATCCTAATCCTATACTGCCAGTATATCCCACTGATCCAGAATATCCTTGGCTACCAGTAAAACCAGTAACGCCAAAGCTGCCAGTAAAACCGGTAATGCCTTGGCTACCTGTGTAGCCAACACTTCCCCAATAACCAGCACTTCCCCAATAGCCAACGCTACCAGTGTAACCTTGACTACCAGTATATCCACCTGGATTACCTTGAGCACCAACACTACCAGTATACCCGATTTGGCTTGCCGCACCAATTGACCCAGAGAATCCTCTACTACCCGTAAATCCATTAGGACCCTGTGGGCCACTTACGTTACTAGCAGAGCCAGTATAACCAACACTACCAGTATACCCTAAGCTACCGCTATATCCTAATGGACCGCTTACGCTACTAGCGGATCCAGTGTAACCTTGTGGGCCTTGCGGACCAAAACTACCTGTAAAGCCAGTTGATCCCGAATAACCTGTTGGACCAATTACATTACTAGCAGAGCCGGTATAGCCTTGTGGGCCTGCACTACCAGTAAAACCAATTGATCCAGTATACCCCAGCGGACCACTCACACTACTAGCAGACCCAGTATAACCTTGTGGACCAAGACTACCTGTATAGCCCAAGCTACCAGCATAACCTTGACTACCAGCATAACCCTGTGGTCCTTGCGGGCCTACAGAACCAGTATATCCGCCAGCGTCACCTTTACTTCCACTAAACCCTTGGAAGCCCTGTGGTCCAGATATAGTACTTGCTGATCCAGTATAGCCAATACTTCCACTGTAGCCTAAACTACCTGTATAGCCCTGTGGTCCTTGAGCTCCAACTGAACCAGTATAACCTCCTGGTGGTCCTTGTGGGCCAGTTGGTCCAGGTACTTCACTGACACTACCTGTAAATCCAGTTTTACCAATATTACCAAGACTGCCTGTATATCCTCTAGGGCCCTGCGGACCGCTTACATTACTGGCTGAACCAGTATAGCCACCTGGAGGCCCTTGTGGACCTGGAACAGAACTTACTGATCCAGTAAAACCAATAGATCCAACACTGCCTGTATACCCTAAATTTCCAATACTACCACTGTAGCCAATACGACCAACACTACCAGTATATCCAGAGGCACCTATACTGCCTGTATAACCGCCCGGAGTTCCTGGAGCACCAGCACTGCCTGTATAGCCGCCTGGGTCACCTTTACTACCTGTGTATCCAATTCCAACATTAGAAATATTGATCACACCGTTCATACTAGGTAAATTACTAGTTTGATATGCTAGAGTATCAGGAGCGTTCATTGGCACACTAAATGTTACTGTACCAACCGTTGCTCCATTATTTGTTACTCCAGTAGTGTATGGGGCACTATTATTGTCAGTATAATGGTCAACTATGTAAAAACCATGACTTGGGCTATTAACAGTAAAATAATAAGTGAATCCACGGGCTAGATTAATAATGTTGGTATTAAGGCCATTGATTAAAAAACTGCCCAATCCACTGTCCACTACCGTAATATAAAGACCTGCTAATTGTCCAGCACTACCTGTATAGCCCTTACTGCCTGTGAATCCAAAACTACCGTTATATCCGATGGTCCCTTGGCTACCGGCATATCCTGTGCTACCGGCATATCCTGTGCTACCAGCATATCCGTTTGATCCAGCACTACCAGCATACCCTGCGCTACCAAAATAACCAATTGCCCCGCTACTTCCAGTATATCCAATAGGTCCTTGTGGTCCAACGCTGCCTGTAAATCCAACGCTGGCGCTACCAGCATAACCTTGAGATCCTGCGTAGCCAGTAAAACTATTTGGTAAATTACTAAAATTAAATCGTTTGGTAATTTGATTATCAACCACTACAAAATATGTCTCATTTGTAGCAGTTGTTAGTAATGGTAATGTGGTAATTTGTGGCATTTTATAATCCTTCAATCGGGTTATTATTTTGATCTGTTAAGACAAATCCTGTTTCAGTTGTTATATCAGGATCTCCACCGCTGTAGTAGCTATTTGGCAATACAGCTGGTCGAGCTTGTATAAATTTAGCCTGTTCAGTAGTACTATCCAATAATGAAACGCCATTGTTCCATAATGTGGTATCCGAGAATTCTTTCTTAATAATAACCAATTTAATGTTGTCCCCTACTCCTTGTAGTGTATTTAACGTAATTTGCTGAGTAGCGGTATTGATGGTAAACTCAGGCGGCAAATAGTTTAAACCAGTATAGGTATACCCGTTTACCGCATCAGCCGCTATTGAATTTGTGTAAATCCAAACTTTATTAGTAGATGTAACAATATATGCTGTGTTTATTACGGTAGTTGAAGGCAACAATGATTCTGTAGAAACAGATCCAGAGATGTTGAACACTGGACTATCATATGACAATGTTGTGTCTTGATAATATGTACCAACTTTATTCAACATGTAACCGCCATAGTAAACCTGTACTTGATCCATGGCTGGTATTCCGGAAGATATAACAATACCGTCACCAGTGGCTGTAGTAGCAGTGGTCAAAATAGTATATGTGGCAGTTGTACTGGTTGTATACAATGTTTGTGTATAAATGTGTTCACTAAATGGTATTGTCTGACTAGGACTTTGATCAATAACCGTAGTATAAATGTCTGAGTAAGATTTAGGACTTGTACCCAATGTTGCTCTACGCAACTGACTTAACACATTACCAGTAATAACAAAGAATTCAATACGTTCCCCAGCAATCATTACAACACCTGGAATTTTCTTAGATGGCACCGCAGGTGTTAATACACTAGCGTCATTAACGTGAATTTCTGTATCTGTTAGATGTAACGGCTGTGTTAGATATGTGGAATTTTGAGCAGATATACGTTTGAATGAAGTTCTATTGAATATATCATTGAAAATCCTATAACCCAATACTGTGGATGCTAATGTGTGATTAGCAATGTATGTTATCACAATCGTATTCCCCACACCAATCAAATACTTGTCGCTAATTTGTATTGTAACACCATCACTCAAAATTTGGTAATCCACATTGTCGACTAATGGCACACCATTTATAACTAACCACAAATAATTTGTGTTCAATGGCGGGGCAGTAATTTTAAATTGATTAGAGATCGTTCCTTTGAATCGTTCTGTTCTTAATAACATTCCGTCTTGGTCGGTATATGTTATAATTCTAATAGTAGCATTAGCAGTGGGACTTGATAATATTAAGTTAGATCCTTCAATATTAAAATCATATCCGTCGCCAGGCTGTTGATATAAATCAACCACAGCAACAACATCGCCATTTCTTACACCACTATAGCTAATGGTAATCGTATTGGCCATATTATCAACAGTAAAATCAAATCCACCACTTAGTTTAATTCCATTGACATAGACCTCAACACTGTTGTTTGCTATGGCATATACACCAGTTGGTCTTGGTCTACTATTGTTAACACTAAATGTTAAGTTATCATTAGTAACTGTGTAATAACTTACATACGGTCCTACTAATTGTTTGGAATTTTGTTGGACTATGACATTTGCCACTGCTGGTCCAACATTTCCCGGAGCAGGATTTAACGCATAAGTGTTTACTGTGTCATCAGTAATTGTGATAAATTGATCCGTTATTTCATTGAAATAACTATGCGCAGATGTAAAGAACCAGGCTTGTATAGTGTTTGTTCCTGGAGGTAAATTATAAACAGTCACTGCCGCACGAGTATCAGCCCCGTCAACAACTGGCCCTAATACATAACCATAACCTGTAGAAGTAGTTTGTAGGGACACTGATGATCCATTAACTGTGACAAATGCGCTGTTGATAGATCCAAATTCAAAATTACAATAAACTTGAGCATTGGATGCATCTGTCACTGTATTAGAATTGTACCCAACAACGCCTGCGTCATTGCCGCTGCCACCACCAACACTGATAATTGTGTATCCAATTACTGCGCTGTAATTGGCATATACACTCAATTGACTGGTTGCCCAATCAATACTAAATTGTCCAGGCACTAAATTAGTGGATGTTGTATATGTGTATATCTCTTGGAATCCATCAGTAATTGTTATACTTGCGGTTGTAGTTGGTAATATTGGCAATGTAATTGTCCCAGTAGTACCGCCTACAATGTTAAAATTTCCAGAAACAACTATCGGAGCACCTGACGGTGTTTTGGTATAAACATTAATCCCAAGACTGTCACTTGACCCACCTGCTACCAATTCTTCCGGAGCATAGCTATCATCAGGATTTAAAAAGCCGCTACCGACTCTTGCAGTGCTGGTAGATCCGCCATCAATAATAATGTCACTTGGATTGACACCTAATGCGCCAGTTAGTATAGCCGCGTTTGTCCCAGTCCAAGTTCCTCCATCAATTGATGTATCAAGTAGGGCAGAATTAGACCCCACATTCCAAAATTCAATAACTGTTCCAGGTGGGATTGCCGAAGTTAATGTACTACTAAATGTCACCACTGTGCCTGTGACTGCTGTCACTGTTACATCAGTTGAATAAAACACATTAGTAATTGTACTAATAATATTTGCGTATTGCCCAACTAGTGTAGCCGATGCTGAGTACAATGAAATATTATTTGTTCCTGCAGTTGCTGTGGAAGTTGATGTAGTCTTGCTATAGTATTCAATGTCGTTACCCCATGGTGTTGTACCAAAAGGCACATTGCTTTCATCCCATCCTGTTGTGGCATTAAACGCCAATGTTTGAAGTTGTGTTCTGGGATAGTCAACACCCAACATTAGTTGCCCTAGATCTAATCCAGGCATACCCGAAGTAGCTGTATAATAATTTAAAATTCTATCTGCAGCAGATTGGATACTGACATCTTTAACATAGGTAATTTTTAATAACTGCCCAATACCAGGAACAGCATTTAAAAATTTAATCTGACAATATTTTTTTGAATATCCATTGTATTCTTCTGTGAAGTATTCAATAGTGTAGTCTGACCAAAGTACACGCAAGCCACCCAATGTCATAGTGATCAAAGACTTATTGGGTACAGCGGGCCAGCTTAACACAAAAGAAGTTGCTGACCCATTACATATAAATTGATCAGTGGTAGTTGTATTCCCAATTTGACCACTGGCTGAAATTCTATCAAATTTCATTGTAATGTCAAAATTACGTATTGGATCTAGAGCAGATGTTGAATCTTCAAAATCTGAGGTATAAGTCGCAGTTGGTTCTACAACAGAATATTGTTCTGTAAAATTCCTAATTTGTGTATGATAAGGTTTTACTTCTTCAATATAGTTTTCAAAGTTTGTGCTACTGGTTACCAAATATACTGAAGGCTGTGCCAGCACGCCGGCTTCATTAGTAATACTGATAAATGATGTTTTAAATGCCCAGTCTAATAATTTTTGTTCTGTGAACGCATACTTAACTGCCTTAAAGAAGAATAAATTCCAATTTACTCGTAATTCGTTGATAAAAATATTATCACGTAATGCCGTTAAAATATAATTCAACTCTAAATCAGGAGTTTGATCATATAGTGTTTGATCATACGCACTGATTTCATCATAGGCTAGGCTATTATTTTGTGTATTCCAGATATTGTCAGAAATTTGTATTGTGCCGTTCTGTGAATAAACAATGTTAAAGTGATTGCTGAATGTTCCTACATTACTGTCAGTATACTCTAAAATAATATAGTTGCCTAATCCGTTATTTTTAACCTTAACATAATCATCGTTGTTTAAAACTAAAGAATCAATTTGATAGACATAGTTTACAGTTGTGGTGTAGTCCTTGTGTTTATTAAAGTCGCTACTTGACCAGTCAGTATAATTCCAATATAATGTAGTATTATACGATTGAGTACGAGCTCTTACCCACGTTTTATTTTCAATATCACGTACAAATATTGCCCACTTGCCATTGTAAGTGCTGTCTGATACCACTACTACTGAATAGGGTCGAACTGTTAATATAGGTGTTGCTACATATCCTTGACCTGCGTTAGATATCACGGCGCTTATAACTCTACCATTTGAGTCAATTTCTGTCTTGATTACTGCTCCAGTACCTATACCATCAACAGTCACTGTTGGCGCAGTTAGATATCCACGACCAGGGTTAGTTATAGATACTGATCTTACTTTCCCATCATATACTGTACAGGTTAGTTCAGCGGTTACAAATAACGATGTGTCAATTGTATCAAGTTCATTAGTATCCTCGAGTGTATAATCGTATAGGTTAGAAGATACAGGCGGTATTTCTTCCTGAGCATTTAAATTAATAAAATTATAACTACCTGTAATAATATTGTTAATTAAGATGTCATTAGCAAATTCAATTAAATTTCGTAAGGCGTTTAATCTGTTGATAAACATTGTTTGTCTTGGTCTAATACCTATGCCATATCGTGTTCTAGAAGTTAATGCTGGATCGGGAACTAAATTGCCTACACTATCATGACCTAATAAGCTATCAAATAATTTCTTTTCAAGTAGAGCATTAGGTAATGACGTCTCATTACCTTCCTGTAGCAACAACCATTCTGTGTGTTTAGGAATAATGTTATCGGTAGTATCAATAGAAATATTTAAATCAATATTACTCTTTATTAGTTCTCCACCAACATTAGCAACTATCACGGCATGTGGAGAAATTATGGACGCATATTGTAAGCCATACCCTGTTGGGTCTTTTATAACTTGTGCCACATCATATGCGCTGACTCGTCTATTTGGAACATTAGGTACTATAACTGAATTTTTAACCCAATAATAATATCTGTAGTTATTAAACGTTTGTGTTACTGTGTCATAGGACTGTACTAGAGAATAAACGGTATTATCTGGATTTTTTGGTTGTCCACTAACACCCAAAGTTAAACCAGCAGGAGTATCGGCCAACGCACTCCACTCAGTAGGTGATAGATTAGACCCGACCCACTCATAAACATCTATACTTGAACCTGGAAATACTTGTCCCCAAGTATTTTTTCTAAATGTATCTTCGCCCTGTTCGTACCATTGGTATTTTACAGTACTCAAATCCCACCACAATTCGCCAACATGATTGTCAGCCCAATTTGTCAATGTATTAATGGCATTGGCAGTAGTGCCAATAGAATAAGTAGCAGGATCTGAAATCATTTTGTACGTCAATTCTTGATCTGCCATACCTGCGATACGACCTTTTAGCGGATCAATTACATCAAGGTAATTTACAATTTCTTCAGTTGATGTATTAATCAATCTTACTCGTTGAATAGTGTCAGTAGCAACAAGATCATTTTGACTTCTTAGCAATTTCCATCCATTGGTACTAGTATCAATCTTACTAAACAGATACACAGAACTTGCTATGGTTGAATTATCAATTGCTGGAGCACCAACTAGCGCAGTATCAGAATCAATAGTAACAGCCTTGCCATAATTAGTACCGTCTGCTGTTGATACTGGTGAAAGTTCTTCAGAGAATACAAATCTACTTGCCAATCTAGTATAGATATATGCTGTGCCAGAATTATTAATTACATCATAAAATTTTGTAGAATCTGCGTCAAATGTAGTATTCCCGCCAAATTTTGATGTAGCATCAAAAGTTGTTGCCCCATGTACACCCGATCCGACACTGGAAATTATCAACGAATCGTTTGTTGAATTGATATCTATATCAGTACCAAAATGTACTCCAATAACTCCAGATGGATTTGTTAATACCTGCGACTCATAGAATGTGCCATTAATATTTTCAAAAACATACACACTACCATAACTTCGATCAAAGTTTTCACAATAAGGAGCGCTAACAAACAAATAAGTTCCATCTGGTGATAATAGAACTTTTTGTCCAAATCCAGAACCAGCAGGCAAAGATACAGTAACCTCCTGATTAGCAACAGCGTAGCCATTAGAATTTGAAAAAATACTAACAAATGCTGGTGTGTTGGTATTACCCAAAACACTGACAGCTATCAACGATGCGTCATCTGTACCACTAATACTGTAGCCAAGTTGACTACCAACGCTAAGGGAAGCTGTAGTACGGTGGAAAAGAGTAGCAGATACTGTGCCGCCACTTGTTGACAAATTATAAAAATTTAATGCGCCAGTGCCTGTGTTAACTGTGCCCGGGGCAGTCACAACCATTACTTTATTAGTTGTTGTAGAAATTCTTTGTACATATATTCCTGAACCAAACAAATCGTAGTTTGAAGGGGAAGGATTATTAATGACCAGTTGCTGAACTTCTTCAAGACTTACAGAATTTATACTGCTGATCTTTACTAGCCCAGAATCAACAACACCATTGGTAGTCTGTGCGGTTGGAGCTCCAGCAAATACCAATCCATAGATTGATGATCCAAAAGCATTATCATCATAGACTACAGTTTGTCCAAACCCCGTGTCATTGTTTAATGAGTTGGCTGCGCCGCTTAATTCATTTAGGTAATAGTCTAATTTTCTAGTTAGTCCGCCATTATTATTTGTTGTATATACTGTGACACGCCCGTAATTTCCGTTTTGTACAAATCCAGGAGCGCCAACAACCACAACATTAGATCCCTTACGTTTACTGATGCTATAGCCCAATTGTTGATTATAAACATTACCAAGACTGTTTGCTGAAGACACTGAGTAGTTGTTTATTTTTTCATAAACACCCCACTGCCCGTTGTTGGCATTGTCAATCCATACTTTGGTGCCTTCAGGTAATTTTAATAATTTTTTATCATTTGGTAAATTATCAAATGTGTTAAATCTAAAACTATCAAATTTAAATAAAAGCCCCACAGTGGTTGTAGAGGCAGAATTAGCAACATACGTAGCAGTCGATGCTATCAAGAATGAGGTTGGATTAGGCACCGCAGTTACCAAATATACACCATTCACAGTAGGATCAAATTCAGTAATGGAAACTAGTTCTCCTGAATTTAATCCATGATATCCATTGGTAGTAACTAATACATCAACCCCTGGAACATTGATTCCAACTGAAGCAATTTGACCATCTGATTCAGTATAACGTAATACGTCCCAATCATTATCCTGTTTGAATCCCAACCAAACAATATCGCCTTCTTTGAATACACTAGTGCTACTAGAAACAACAGCGCTCAAAGTATCTAAATTTAAAGTTGTGTAGGATACATCATCAGCTCGCACATACCCAGCAGTGGTTAATTCAAAAGCATTATTAGTTAACGTTCCAGAATTTACCGCAAAGGTCATGGAACTTACATAATTTGGTGGAGTAATTTGCCAGTCAGTGGCAGTACTGTAGACTTTTAAGTCATATGCTGACACGGGTGGATTAGTTGCTGTGAACACAATCACTTGTGGATTGTCGATAAATGTTCCTTCAACCAAAGGCACTTCTAATTCATTATATGAAGAATATGATCCGTATTGTCCAACTCTAAATGCCCATTCTTCGTTATAGGTAAAATTACCTTGAAGATTTTGTATACTGGCCTTGGCCAATTTAGCAATGGCATTGTACGTACCTTTCTCTTTAATGTATCCTTGATAAAATTTGTATTGAGCAATCGGATCAATGATAATATTTGTCAGATAAGGTCTAGGTGTATAACCAGTTAGATACTGAGCGGATTTTTGTTGACCAGAATCAAAATTATCTATATCTAAACTGTAGAAGTCTTGGAACTGACTAATTTTATAATCAAGATTAGGTAATAATCCTGCTGTAGGTTTTTTAGGTAGTACTTGCCATTTAGTAAAATCAAACTTTTGAGCACCGTCAATATTGTTAATTGCCGAATAATAATTTCCAGAATAGTAAACAGCATCGCCCGCATTATAATCTTTGTATTGTGTCCAGTCGCCTACCTTGGCAGTATCGTAAACAAAGCCTGGACTGAAATAATCACCGTTCCAATTAGCAGTTCTAAAACCACTTAATTTCATACGCTGTTGATAAAATCCAGTTTCAATACTATATGCTGTATTATCAAAAATTGTGGTATTGTTAAACACCATACCGTGTTCTTTTTGTACATTTCTAAATATAGCAAAATATATGCCATCATTAGAGTTTAGGGTAGTTATTGTACAAACACCATCCTGTCGAGTAATGTTTATTCTATTTTTTGGTATCAATGTACCATTCGCAGACATCACATTGTAGGAATAAAAAGGATCAAAAATATCATCAACTACAGAATTAGCAGAAGTAAATTGTACTTTTTCAGCAAATGGGCTTAATGCTATTACACTATTATCTGCCCAATTTTGCGTCGACCAATATAAAAATTCCTTTGCTGTAAAATTCCAATCAATATTAGTTCCAAAATCTGAACTGTATAAATCAAAAACAAATCCTTGATCAGTTAGCCATGCGCCATAGCCAATAATAAAGTCGTAAACTTCTTGTATTGTATTGAACGTAGTACCATAAGAAATCTGTTTAATAGTTTTATTAAAGGTTGTAGCAATTTGAACAGTTGCGCCACCAGTCACTGGCAATGCTGAAATTTCTTGATATAATGATGGATTAAATGTACTTTCTGATTGATGTGATACAGTTACAATGTAAAAATTACTACCGTATTGTACATATTGACCTTTCTGATAAAACTTTCCAGTTGGAGAAGTATTAGCTGTAGTTGTTTGGTCAGCAGTAAGTCCTGTTTCACCGTAACTAACAGTATTAGACCAAGTAACAAATGGCGCTGTTACACCACCAACATTTATTGTAGGTGTTGAAGAGTTCCGAATTGGTCCATATACGTTGAAATAAGGATTAGTTTGATCATACCCCTTGACCACAAAAGATCCATTAACTTTTTGTAAAATAATTCCAGAAATACTAGAATAACTAATCGGGTCACTAACATTCAAAATTAAAGAGTAATCTTGAGGAGCCAATAATACGCCAGGACTAGTAGCTGTTGGGTCAATAGCGTTTATAGTTACCTGTAATGTATTTTGACTTACAAATCCACCAACTTTGTGGAATAAATTATAGTCCAAATAATCAATATCAGATTGTACTTCTGAATTATAATTTTGTGTGCGTTGGCGCCCCGTCTCACTAACATAAACACTATAACCGGCAGTCAGCGCATTATTAACCCCTTGTAGCGTAATATTTTTAAGGCTCAAGAATGAATAATCTAAGTTTACTCCATAAACCCATTGGCCAGCAATATTTTTTTGAATACGACTTGTGTCATACATTAAAGATGAATAAGCGGCAGGATATGTCAATGCCAGTAATTTTTGAACCGCAAACGGAAAATAACTGCTTCTACGCCACGTGGCTTCTGCTGGGCCTTGATCTCCAAATACCCAATTTTTTTGTTCACCTTCTGGAGTATAATTCACCAGCAAATTAACTGTAGGGTCTAATAAATTGCCATACTCATCTACAGGCAATATATTTGACAACCCAGGACGGGCATATAAACTATCAATGGTATCGGTATAGGCATTACGGCCGTATTCTAAATCTTGCCATAACAAAGTGTTTCCAGATGTATAAGGTGCCGGTCCGTACTGAGCAGTCCACCAAGATGGCTGTTCACTAAACCCCAACATCTCCCATGGGCATGTGTGAGGACGATCAGTGCCGTAAAAATATTTGTAAATTCCTCTCCAATTGCCATTTACCGGAATTCCTAATAGTTCATTATAAGATCCTAAATAGTTCCAAGTAAATTTTTCATCTTGATTAAAACTCACATTCTCAGTATAATCAACACCATATGCTCCCGCCCATTTAATAAAATCTCGAGATAATATAGTATTAACTTCATTTAAAGAATAATCGTTGGTATTGAAGGCTCCAGGAATTACTGTGTTAATATCAAATAGATCTGATCTATATTGAGTCTTGATATTATTATAAATTCGTTTTTCAAATTCTAAAACAATGGCATCTCGATAATCATTATATGCCACCATGATGCTGCCATCATGACCTTGAATAACTTTTACTGGCTCATCGGCATAGGTGTCATCTAAATAAATTGAAGGAGTAAATTTAGGATATAATCCTAATTTCGTAGGAGTCGGTGGCACATAGCTACCTGATGTATCTGGATATTGATTTACTGTTAAAACATCTCCAGGAGTTAATTTTGTTAATAATGTAATACTTGAGTCAGCAACATCAAATTCATAATCTACATTCAGTAATAACTGTTCGCTGTTCAAGTAAACTAACATGGCTGTTAGACTTAGTGCCGAAGGATCAAAATCAAAACTTAATGGATAAGTTACATTTCTCGAATCTGTCACTGTCCAGGTTCTAGAATTTACATCAGTGCCGTAAGGAACCATGTCAGATAGATAATACGGACTTAGAATATTCATAGAACTATTCATAGCAGCCAAGGCCTGATCAACAGCCAATATTGGATTTGATTGATTACCTAATATTAAAATCTGTTTTAAAAATCCTAATTTATATTGATTGTACTGATCAGCGGCTTTAGTAAGAGCATTGATAACACTGTGTTCCTTTTTCCCAATAAACATTTGAGCAAAAGGTATTGGGTTGACATTAGAAATTAAACGACGGCCATATTGTTCAATGCCAGCGATGTCTCGCAAATTACCAAGTCCTGGAAATTTTCCTAAGAAGTCGGGAGATCCTTCTGCCATTGTTTGTACATGATCCTGTAGATCAGTTAATGTTATGGAAGTAAGTAAACCATTTAATGGATTATTTGTAAGCCCAAGAGGAGGTTCATAATATCCCGTATCGTTAGACAGGGGAGTCTTTGAATATAGTTTAAACAATACATTTGTACCAGTAGCTAATGGCTCGGCAAATGAAACAACAGTTTTTTCTAAAGATTTTAATAAAGTAAATTCGTTACTATGTAATTTTGAAAAATTAACATATACTTCAATATCATCATTGTTTGAAAAATTATCTAAGGCAGTTATAGCAATAGTTGACGTAGTCGATGTTGTTGCTTGAAATTGTAGTATAGGTATCTTATATCCGTTAGATAAGGACCACACATTTGTGTAAACATTGCCAGTACTTTCTGAAAATTTACAATAGGTAACAGCAGTCGACACTGCTAGGCTAGTTTGTCCTTGAGAAACATTGATAACATCAGAATTAAAATAGTTGGTAAACAAATAACTACCAACACTAATACTATTTTGATATTTTATTGAAAATCCTAGCACTGAATCATATACGTCGCCAGGAGTGTAGCCAAAAATTTGATTACCTTTGAAATCTGATATGTAATGATTGGTATCACTATAACTATTTCCAACATCGTCAAATAAATCAAATAGTGGTGGCTGATTTAATTTAGTATGTTGTTGAGCATAGACCCAGTCTGTACCATTATACCACCAACTTGATCCAGCATATTTTGAACCGTTTACAATACTAACACAGTTGCCAGTTACCGGAGTGTGATCTGGTGCTGGGATAAGTGCCAATTGTCGTGTATTACCAACTCCTGGAATATTATAAGTAACTATCCATATTTTATCTTTTACCAAAGGATCTGGGTCGTTGGTAAAAATAACACGATCACCTTGTCCCAATAATCTTGGATTGGTATTGTCATAATCAACAAAATATCCCCACGAACCTTCAACTGATTTAAAAACATTTGTTGTTTCGGTGTCAATCCAATCAACGTTGGCAATAGCTGAATCACCAAAATTATAAAGTTGTAGATTGGCTTTAAATTCAATAATAGGGCGAGTTGCTCTTTGTTGCGCAGGGTATACTGCCTGTACTCCATTTGCTAGAGCGCTGGCCGCAATCACATCTTGATGTACCCAACGATTATAACGTGTCCAAGCATTTAAATCTTTACTGGCTCGATTAATTGTTATATAGTCAGGACTAATAGGTAAAGATTTATTTCCATCAAAAGGAAAATCATCAAATCCATCACCATCAAAACTTTCATTGTAGATTGTGGAAATTTTTCCGGCAGTTACTAATGAATTGTAGTCAATTAATACTATGGAAGAGCCTACGCCCTCAACAAAGAATTTCTTATTCAGATAATCAGAAGTTATATTTTTACCAACAAACTCAATCAGCATACCATTAGATAATGCGATAGTGGCAGTGCCTATCAATGTAGTAAATCCAGATTTGCCTACAATATCTGCATCCACATCTAGTACATCATTTGTAATAGTTATGATCTCTGGACCAGTTACTAGCCAATAATATTCTTGATAGTTAACTAGTTTGTCCCAATCGATATGCGGATTATATGAATAAAATTCACTTCTAAATAAACGGTCAAGATTGTTAGTAATGCCACCATTGACATTTACTTGGTTAATCAAATCATCGTAGGCTATAACTTCTTTAATGTTTGAATTGATATCATTAATAACTAGAGCTGGCTCTAAATTATATGCCGCACGTATCGGCGAAAAGTTTGAAATATAATTATCAGTGGTTGAAACATAGTTAGGAGTAACTTTACTACCAATATACCCATCAATGCGTTCTAATTGAGCAGGACGAATTAATTGATCAATAGTACTAGATAAAAATTTTGCGTTTTTATCTGTTTGAAAGTATGAGGGAAGTAAATTAACTGATTGAAAAGTCGATGTACTCATAGTTAATTCCCAGCACTAGTTATAATTGATTTTGTATCTAATTGACTCGCCGTGATAGCTGATATCACTTGAATATTTGCCGCAGTTGCCCCGCTTACAAAAATTTCATTATTTTGACATGCTACCTCATATAGGCTACCAAAGTTATTATTTGGATTTACAGGAACAATAACAAAGTTTGTTATGTCTGGTGTTAATAAATTCATCACGTATGTACTCAATTCACTGAAGTGGAAACTCTGACCAAAATCCCAATTTTCTAAGGCAAAGAATTTATTGATTGCTGCCAATATTTGTGATTTAATATTATTAACACTCAATGTGCTAGTTGGACTTTGTACTGCTTTAAATGTTGCTTGTAGATTTAGATCAGCAAATGCTCCAAACAATACCTTGTATTTTACAGGCTGATATATGATCTGATCACTAATTGTTTTAATAGGTTCTAAACTAGAAGAATAATTATTTTCTAATGCCACGCTGGTTGGAGGTAAGGGCTCAGTGCCGTTACCAGTTAATAACCAATTTCTAAAAGCAATATCATAATCGCTGGTCAACATGTAGATATCAATAATATTACTCTTACTAGGATCAATTCTAGTATCCTGTCCAGTATTATGAACATATTGGAATTTAATTCCACTGCGACCCGGATAAGCTATGTAGGTTGATGCGGTGGTATCATACAACCAAGGATTATTAATATTAGCTGTGCTTGTACTATAACTGTTGATTACGTTATAATCTGAATCATAAAAATAAAATAAATCACCTGTGGAAGGTGTAATGGTACCACTGTTGATAGCAACTATTGCGGCAGCTGGGTTAGGATAGGCAGTGAACATACTGCTATCAACTAATTCATATGTTAGGCCGTCTGATTGAAGTTTAAAATAGACAAATTTATCTTCCCACCCAGTAATTTCATTTGTACTAGTAGTGGCTACTATTTTTTCAAAAGCATCAGGATCAACAATTTGTCCTGAATTGTTATAATCGTAAAAACTAACAACTACCTGTCTAGGTTCCACATAGCCGTCTGACTGTGTAATTGTACCATCAACCTGCCACAAATAATCTGTGCCCAAAGCCACTGAACTTGTGGTGTTTAATGTGTTGACTGACAACACTGTAATTTTATCTTTGATAACAGTATTTGTGGTAAAGTCATAGTTAATATTATTTGAATCAATAAAGAATCCTGTTTGTTGAGCACTTTCAAACACATAGTCAGTTTGTCTGTATTGAACTGTATAACTTGTGCCGTTCCAAGAAAATGCCACTAACCAACTGGAGTCTAAATTAGCATTACTAATATTATTTTGATATTCTAAACTAAATGGACTTACTAAATTTAGATTACTGTCAGCAATAATGTTCCAAACTCTATTGATAGAATCAAAAGATAATCCAAAATTTCTTTGAATTAGACAGAGATTTACAATTTCAGTAATAAACGAATTTGAAAAAGAATTTACAAACACTGGAATTATTTCAACAGGAGTAGCAGTACTTGGTACCACGTTGTTCATTGTTATCGGGCCAACACCTGTACTTAATGAGCCAGTTCCGTTATTAGAACCATCACCTATAACCTGAGATACTAAAGACCAAATATAATCTACAGTGGTAGAAGTTTTTTTGTTGATTAATGTGCCGTTAGGTAAAAAATATTGGCCAGCTGGAGGAACAAATTTAATTAATGCTCCTGACACGATATAGGCAAGATTACTATTAGAAAATCCGCCAACCGCTGTGGCAACATGAGTTGATGTATTTGTAAAATAACCTGTACTTTGTCCAGAAGATTTAGTAACCTGTACCCAACTAACTCCAGATTGTGTGAGATCAGGTCTTGGATATTGATCAAGATAAAAAGATCTCATGGTAGAGGAGGCAATAATTGGTGTTAATCGATTTTGTATAATTGTGTAGATATCATTTTGACTATTAAATGTAAAGTCAAAACTGTTTTGTGTTAGATTTTTATATAAAATGCCGTCATCAGCAAATATGTTTGTACTAGAATATTTTCCGCTAACATCACTTAATTCAAAATACTTGCTAACGCCACTGGTTACTCTAGCAACACTTTTAACTTTAAGTATTTCACTGCTGACATTCAAAGGAGCGATATTGTAATCCTCCCCAGTTACCATACGGTTTTGTGTGTAGTACGTTTGTGGAGCATTAGTTTGTATACTAGCGTTGGATTCAGTTCCTTGACTGTTTGACACAGTATATTCTAAAGAATATGTGATAGTCAATGTTTGACTTTGACCTGCTTGATTTACATAGGGAATTCTAACGCTTACACCAGTCATTTGACTAGGACTAATTGTATAAGTTAGGCCATTACTTTGGCGATAAAACAAACCAAAATCACCTGTGGGAAGATTACCAAAACTTCCATCTGAAAAGTTTAAATCAATTTGGTCACCGTTTCTAGTACTTACACTATAAAAATTTCTTGTACTGGCATTTAAACTGTTGTATATAACATTGTTACCTGTTAGAGCAGGAACTTGTGTCCACAAAGTCTGGTATTGGCCGTTAAGCCCTTTTTGCCACAACCAAACGTCTGTGTTATTGATGTCTGTGATATTAACACCAATGATTTCATTTGGAACAGGAGCAGTTATACTGAAATTACTTGAGCTTAATGACCCTTGTCTAAAATGACTGAAAAATCCTGTATTAGCACTGGCATTGCCCTGGTTATCATTTTGATAGATAATTGAGAAACTATTTCCTGGCTCAGGCGGTTCTTCATATATGTAGGTCTTACCAGAGAATGTAGTGCTTACGATTTCAAAAATCATAGGAGTGCCATTGATGTTCTGCGTAAAACTAAACACTGGTACATCTTGATTAGAGCTATTAATTGTATATTGTTGTACTAAAATTCCGCCAATAGTGCTTTGATCTGAAGGAGTTCCAAACCCATGTGGCGCATTAAAACTACTGTTTAATATTGTTATAAATTGGTTATACCAATTTGAATTTGTGGAATCATTCCAGCCTATGGTAATATTGCTGAGATTATTGCCTAGCGCATCAAACACACTATCTGTGGTAGAAATAGCAGACATTTTTAGCAAACCATTGGCTGGTGCATTTCTAGTTGGTACGTAGCTGATCAATTGAGCCAGTCTTAAAATACTGTCTCTGCGTGTCGCAGTTTCTAAAAAGTTTTCACGAGCATTTAGGTCAATACGGAAACTTAGATTTTGACCTAGGTAAGCAATTAAATCCACCAGGGCAATGTATTCACTACTATCAATGAAGTCGTTGAAGTCTTCAGGAAAATTTTCTTGAAGATACGCAATCATTATTCTACGCAGTGTTTCAAAATCATAGCTTTGGAACTCTGCGTTAGGGAAAGATTGATAGATTTTTTTCCAATCTTCTGTAACTAGATACTGTGAATTAGTTGCTGGAATTGTCATATTTTTTGCCTATACCGTATTTATTGCGGCAATTAACCACATATATTATTGTTGCTGGGCCACTAGCCCGACCTGCTGATCAAATGCCAATGCCAAATTCACAGATTGATTATTGTAATTCAGTATCAAGGTCATTTCAATCAAATATCCTTGAGGGTATTCTGAAATATCAATTTGGTTTGGATAGATCCTAGGATCGCTTTCACAGATGCTGATCACATCTTCCTTTATTTGCTCTTGTATGTCTGGAGTCAATGGTTCAAACAATAAATCCCATATGATACTACCGTATGTAGGGTTCATCACACGTTCACCGCGTCTTGTATTAAAATGATTGATTAAATCTTGTTTAATCAAATCATAATCATATAGTTTACTACCAGTGTTAGCATTATCTAATGTGCTAAATCCTACATAGAATTGATTAGATTGCGGAGCCTGACTTTCTATAGGGTTGGAACTAGGAATTGTAAAATTTTTATATGGCATAATGTCAATATTTATTACTGTGTAATCGGGCTAAAATCAGGATTCTTACCTGCCTTACGCAATATTGCTATAGCTTCTGCTTTTTTCTGATTACCAATATTGGACATCATGCCTATGGTTATATAGCCCAAGCCAGATGGATCAAAATATGGAGCATTTGGTGTATAGTTCCATGGTTCAAAAGTTTTAGAAACTAAAATTGTATTAACATCCAATGTGTGAGCCCTGGCTGGAATGAATAATGTAGAATAAACATGCCCTATTGAAGGACTAGGAATCTTTGGATCTGGCCAGTGCCATAAATCATGGAAATATCTATAGACATAGTCCATTTGCTGTACACGACTTAGTTGTGCTAATTGTCCAGTAGTAGTCCCTAAGCTCGCAGCCGTAGATGATATAAATTGAATTAAACCAGTAGCACTACTACGAGGATTCTTAATTGAAGGATCCATTGTATAAGCAGTTTCAGAAAGCATACAGGCAATTAAATCAATAGGTTGGAACGTCAATGATCGAGCCACTTGAGTAACCTTTGCAAGGAAGGCATCATCCATGGCCCAAGGGGTATATGCCCCGCGAACTGTGCCTCGATCTGATGTAGGACCTGCTTTTCCTTGAAACGGTTGACTAGCTGATTGAACACTAGTAGATCCGCTTGATGCTGTAATGTTTGAATCAGTATAGTTAAAAGAAAATAACGCAGGGTTATTATTTTCATGACCGTCCCATGGTTCATGACTTGGTACTCGTTGCATAATAGATTGAATACCATCAGATTTGTAATGAGACCCAGCCCATGTGCTGGCTGTTGAGTTAGCAGTTACGCTGAATAAATTTAGTAGAGCAGGAGTTGTTGGGTTAGCTGCAGTAGGCGGTGTGGCTTTTGGCCCATTCTGATTGATTACCCCAGCAGTCATTGTGATTGAAGATTTACCAGTCATAGACAAATCACTGCCTGCCCCAAGAGCAAGTAGTCCGTTTGATTTTAAACTTAGATTTCCGCTGGCTGTATGATTTGATACACCTCCAACAGATGTATTATAATCTTTGGCCACTGTTAGATTAAATCCACCAACAGCTTGGATGTACATGTCATTGCCAATTATATTAGAACTACCTTGGGCGCTGAGTGTGACGTTACCGCCAGCTTGTCCAAAAGAAGATCCCAGAGCCGCTATGTTAACGTTTCTGCCAGCTTCTAAATTTACATCTCGATCAGCTCGGAAATTAAAATCTCCTTGTGAATGAATACTAATACTATCAGCGGCATAGATATCAATTTTTCCAGCACTGGTGAATTCCATCCATGCGGTGCCTTTACTGTTGGCTATGTAGATTAGATCTTCTGAATTATGTAATAATATTTGATGCCCAGTTCTAGTTCTGATACGAACCAGTTCGTTGTTACCATTTAGGTCACCGTCATCCATAACAAATGTTGTACCGCCTAGTCGACTCACCGGAGCCATGACACCTTTACCAAAGGAAATATCTCCTCGCTGTGCGCCATTACTGGTATCTAACGGTCCAGGCGTACTTATACCAAATACTTGACTAGGTACTTCTCTACGTGCGCCACTTGATGTAATACCCCTAACAGTATCTGCTAATAATCCTTGTTCTAACAATCTATAGGCAAAGGGGTGAAGTGGTCTTCCTACTGAATCTGGGTTAGGTACTTTTCCGTTATAAACTTTTTTATTATATTCTGCTACTGGCAAACTTGTTATATCTGATCCAAATTTACTGCGTTGTGCTGGCGTAAGTTCAACATGTGAACTGGCTGCAATACCTGGTACCATGTGATTTTCAAACTTATCTTCACTTGGTACACACCCTATCCAATAGCCTTGATCAGTCTGCCCATTAATGAATATAACCATGACCTTGCTGCCAATATCTGGCGGTATCATCCACATTCCATAGGATTTTTGTGTATGATTGAAATTAGCACTGTCGTTGCCAAGGAAACGAGCCGATGTCACTCCATAAAAAGGAGACATATATTGAACAGGCAATGCGTTTGATGGATCATTCACAAAACCTGGGACATCGGTTGTTAATACAACTTTTAATGCTCCCATAAAAGATGTATCTAGGTGATTTACTACCTCGGCAATGTAAGGGCCCGGACTAGGTAAACTTTTCGTCTGTTTATCTACTGACATGTTAGATCCTTATCATTTGTTTACAATTTTGGTAACCGGCGATTGTGCCTGTTGAGCCAGCTGTTTAGAATATGCTTCAGCATTTGCCCTTACCTGATCCAGAATTATCGTTCTGGCATTAGGATCAAGTCCTGGCGTATTTGCCTTTTGAGTAAGGAACCGCTGTGTTTCAGAATATGACTGGGCTGTCTGTGTCGCAGGCTGTGTAGCAGTTTTATTAGCATCCTGAGATAATTGGGCTTCTGGATTAGGTTTATTAACAAACCCTTCAGGTTCTGTTCCCGATTTGACTGGATTGACACCTGTAGTATCTGTCTGTGGCGGACGTCTTATACCCATTCTCTGTTTGAAAACCCCATTTTTAAAACTACTTACTAGTATTGTTGGCACATATACTCCACTGAAAGGAACTTGCTCTGGTATAAAAATAGCCATACCACCATCACCAGTTGTGGTTACTGCTTGGAAATCTGTGGGATTCTTAAAATTAATCTGTATGTATATGTCACCGTATTCTTTATTTGCTGAGCCGTCGCTATTAGAGATAGTTGGATTATTAGGATCAGGTGGCGAATAATAATTTCCCATACCGTTGGCAGATAGATAAAACGGATCCCCTATAATTTCAATTTCACCAACCCATAGTGATCCTGATCTTGAATTAATGACAGCATGATGCATGGCTTTGGCCAAAACCCAGTAGGGATCATCCTGGCGCAGGCCTGCTTGTACTCCAGAATCTCCATTAGTATACTTGGCATCGCCGCGCTGACCTGTTTGAGGGATACTACTTGATTTTCCAGAATTGATATCTTTAGTCGGCGCTTGTGGGTTAACAGCATTGTCCTGTGATCCAGTAACTGCTGCCGGAACCTTGTCATTATTGCCCATGGCATTGGGCACACCTTCAAAATACAAAACATTTATTGTAAGTTTGAAACTTAATAAATGAGAATTATTCCCCATATACAAATAGTCATAGATCCTAGATAATCTAGATTCTAATCCAGTTACATCTATATTTTCGTCAGTGTGTCCAGGCAATTTTGTAATAGATATTTTTCGTGGTGTAATAATGTACTTAAAATTTCTATAGGGCAATTTTGTTTGATCATTTATTTTATCTTGATTGGTTATTTGAACACTCAAATAAAAATAATCAACTTCGCCTGCTGAATCTGGTTTTGGTGATTTTAACAAGTCTCTAGTATAATTGCTGTCCCGTATTACTGATGTGATAATATCGGTGATGTTAGTCCCAGCACCAAAAGACGCAACTGCGGTACCACTGGGATTTAATCTAATAACTGAATCTGAAGATGATTCCCCCGGTGGGGTGGCGCCATCAACGTGGTAAGCATTGGGCACTGAGTTAGAACCAGGCTCAGCAAATCCAAAAGTTTTATTGTCTTTTAAATTAGTGGCAAAATCTTTATTTGCTATTGCATTATTAGAAGCCGCAGTAGTACCACTTAATGTTTGACCACCCAAAGATTTTGGAAACTCTATAGTATAAGTGTCATGCCCTTCAACAGTTTGTTTACCAGCTGCATCCGCAGAAGCACGTTGTTGCTGTATCTTTGTCATGATATCATTTAGTATCTCGCCAACAGTTGTACCTTCACCTTGAATTGGTTGACGTAGTTTATTATCAGTATCAGCATAGGCCATCTCATTGGACGGCATTGCGGCACATTTGTACATGGTACCACGCTCAGTTAATTCAACATCAATAAGAGTAAATCGTATTGTAAAATATCTTGTGGCTCCAGGTATCAACTCTGGTGCCGGAGGAGTGGAATCTTTTGATTTTAATGTATCAGGATATCCAAAAAATTGTAATTTTAAAATATAAGTAGCATTTGAATAAGCAACATAGCCAGCACCCACAGCGGCTACCTGAAGTGCTTCTAGAAAACCGTTAAGGCTATATGGTTCAATAACATCAAATCTAAAACCACTAGGTAGAGTTGTTTGATGTTTTTCATCGTAGGATAGAAAACTGTCTATTTCAACATTTTCTATATACATGTCAAACCTACCAGGGCTATTTTTATTGAAACTATCAATCATCTGTTGACCTGTTGCGTCAGTTGATGCTGACGGGGCCATGCCCTTATTGCCTTTTCCACCAGACTTTAATACTGTAAAGTTTCTTATCGAAGCTTCAAAATTTTGAATTGTTGGATTGGAAGGTACTGTTTTATCAAGCCCTGCTAGAGTCCAATTATAGGTATATGATTTATAGGAGTCTAAAATATTCGTGGGAACTTTTGGTAGTTTTTTGCCTGTTATTGTTACTGTTGGAGTAGTAGCGACATTGGCAGTGTTTCGGGTTATATTATTACCGTCTGCCATATTAGAATCCTAACGATTGTTTGAGTACTTTTAATTTAGGCAAATAAATTCGTATTCCTGTTACCATATCAAATACCGGATCTTCTATGATTGCTGGGTTACGCACAGCAAACACCCACCAAAGACTAACTGTATTATAGAGATCATAAGATAGTAAATCGGGTCTATTTTGATATTTGCTCTCCAGCTCATACAATATGTCATCAGTCTCGAAAGGGAATGCCGTAGGTGTCCAAACATCAAGGTACCCTTTGGTTTGATCAGAATTATAATACGGACTTAGATTAGAATATGTTGTGCTCATTAAATAAATCCACTATTTTTGCTAAGGCTACTACCAGGAACTAGCCATTTATCAATACTAAAAGATGATATTTCTTGTCTACTATACATTGGAATACAAGTTATAGCTATGGTTGAAAGTATAGGAACACTAGTTGGGTTCTTTCCAAAAGAAGAACCAGCATAAGCACCGTTGGGATTAGCCCCTGCTGTAAAGTAATCAACACTCTCAGGTAATTCCAATCTAAAACTGGTAATTGTTATTGGAACATTAGGGAACATATAAGCCCCGTAAGCATTAAGTCTACAAACTGGTGGCGGTGATCCCGCAAACGGATCATTTCCCCATTGCATTTTTGTCAATGCTCGTAATAACTGTACTGTGGAAATATATGCGGCAGCATCTGATTCATTCTGAACTGTGAATTTTCCCTGTATGCTAATTGTGCCAACTGAACTATGTTTATAAAAATATTGATTAAAATTAGAATGTGTGGGGTTTATTGTTTCGTAGTCTGCTTTATTTTCAACTGAAATTGTTGGAGTATATGGAAAAATTATACCCTTAATGGATTTGTCTGACCCCAGTTCACCATTTAATCCTGTGTAACTGGTTAGGTATGCTTTAGGAACTTTAATTATAACCCGTGTGTCAACAGCCGTGGAGTTTCCTTGAAGATTATAAAAATTTACCTCTGGGCCTGCTGGAGATGGAGGCTGTGCCCCGCCACCTTTCTTAAATGCTTTGGTCAGCACTGAAGCGGCTACTCCTGTGGCCGCTATTCCAGCTAGATCTCCAAGTAAACTCATAGTTGTTTCCTTTTATACTATTTAACCTTAAATAATGTGCTAATATAATTAGTTTGGTTGACAACCAAAAAATATGTGCTATACTTTGTGATAAATAAAGGATAATAACAATAACATGACTACAACTTTTTCTCCTAGAAAGGTAAAATACCTTAATAATAAAGATTTATTAGCAGAAATCCATCGTAGCAAATGCTCGTTCTCAAGTTTTACTCAACCAGAATATCAACAGTATGATATTATTTTGCCTAGTCTTAGCAAAGTAAACATACGGACTATTGCTGAAGCTAAAAGAGCACAGGCCAAGAGAATTGGCATTGCCGCATTTGCCGCCGCTAGAGCTTCAGGCGATAAAAAAGTAAAACTAGCAGACTGTACGCCCGACTATACCACTATCGCAAAAACAGATGTCATTATTAGAATCATGACATTTGATCATATCCCGTTGGCACCTGGACGTAAAAAGACTGTTAAAAACACTTCAGATGGACATGATAAGGTAAATTTTCCACCATTTCAGCACTGGAAATTCAATGATCAAGGCGAATTAATATGCGTAGGCAAAAGTCATTGGAAAGGACCTGTTGATAGTGGACACTTTAGCAAAGATCACGGACGTATCACAGAAAATTTAGGCAAGATGTTTATCAAACTAAGTGAACGCTATGCCCAACGCAGTAATTGGCGCGGTTACACTTATGTTGATGAGATGAAGGGCCAAGCTATCCTACAGTTAAGTCACATTGGACTACAGTTTGACGAATCCAAATCAGAGAATCCATTTGCCTATTATACTGCGGCAGTCACTAATTCCTTTACTCGCATCTTGAATATTGAGAAGAAGAGCCAAAATATTCGCGATGACTTGCTGGAAGAAGCAGGGTTAACACCTAGTATGACCAGACAAAACAGTCAAGAGTACGCAAGTGAAATTGCTCGACAGGCAGAACTATACAAAAATATGCGTATGCCCAAGAGCGAGGATGATATTCCAGAAGAAGATACAGAAAACGAAGATATTGCTCCTTGATCTATAATAGCATACCTGCTATACTTTATTGAGGAGAACTATACTTTATGAACCTATTTAAAAAGGTTGCGTGTTTTACTGATATACATTTTGGATTGAAATCTAATTCGATAACACATTTAAATGATTGTGAAGAATTTGTAGATTGGTTTATTACCAACGCCAAGGAACAAGGGTGTGAAACTTGTATTTTCCTTGGCGATTGGAGTCACAATCGAAACAGTTTGAACCTGTACACATTGAATTCCAGTTTAAGATGCTTGGAGAAACTGGGTGCGGCATTTGAAAAGTTTTACTGGTTTCCTGGCAACCACGATTTGTTTTACAAAGACAAGCGTGACATCCATTCCTCGGCGTTTGGTCGCCATATTCCAGGTGTCACTGTCGTAGACAGTGTTACAACACTTGATGGTGTCACCCTAGTCCCGTGGCTTGTTGGGGAAGAGTGGAAGACTATTAGTCAGGTCAAGAGCCGTTACATGTTTGGTCATTTTGAATTACCCTTGTTCTATATGAATGCCATGGTACAGATGCCCGATCATGGCGAGCTACAGGCCAATCACTTTGTACATCAGGAGTATGTGTTTAGTGGTCATTTCCATAAACGACAGGCAAGAGACAAGATTCATTACATTGGTAACGCATTTCCTCACAACTTTGCTGACTCATGGGACGATGAACGTGGCATGATGATTCTGGAATGGGACGGAGAACCACAATATATCAATTGGCCTAGCTGTCCCAAGTATAGAGCATTGAATTTGAGCACCTTATTAAACGATACCGAAAATATAATGAAGTCTAAAATGCACTTGAAGGTGAATTTAGACATCAATATTAGTTTTGAAGAGGCTAATTTCTTAAAAGAAGAATTTTCAAAGACCTACGATATTAGAGAAATTGGGCTAGTACAAGATAAAACTAATCTAGAAGGTGTGGTAGAAGAAAATCCTGAAGGAAAGTTTGAAAGCGTTGATCAAATTGTAACAGACGGTTTGGTCAATATTGAAAGCGAACAATTTGATAAGAATACATTACTACAAATCTACAACGATCTATGACATTTAAAATAAACAGCCTAACAGTAAAAAACTTCATGAGTGTGGGTAGTCAAACCCAAGCAGTGGATTTTACTGATCAAAATCTAACATTGGTATTAGGTTCAAATCTAGACCTTGGCGGAGATGATACTGGGTCACGTAATGGCACAGGTAAAACTACCATCATCAATGCCTTGAGCTATGCTTTATATGGGCAGGCACTTACCAATATCAAAAAAGAAAACTTAATCAACAAGATCAACGGCAAAAACATGTTGGTCACTGTTGAATTTGAAAAAGCAGGCAACAAATACCGCATTGAGCGTGGCAGAAAGCCCAATGTACTCAGACTCTATGTCAACGATGATCAAATAAAAACAGAAGATGTTGACGATGATGCTCAGGGTGACAGTAGAGATACCCAGCGATCTATTGAACAAATGCTGGAAATGTCGCACACCATGTTCAAACATTTGCTGGCGTTGAACACATATACTGAACCATTCCTAAGTATGAGAGCGGCAGATCAGCGAGAAGTCATTGAACAGTTGCTAGGTATCACACTATTAAGTGAAAAGGCAGAACTACTCAAAGCCGCAATCAAGGATACCAAGGATGCTGTCCTAGAAGAAACTGCTAGGATTGAAGCAATTAAGATTGCCAATGAGAATGTTCAAAAAAGTATCAGTTCATTAGAACTAAAAAGCCAAGCATGGGAAAATAAAAAAGAACAAGACCTCACATCCTTGGTCAAGAACATACATGACTTAACTGAAGTCAACATTGATGAAGAATTAGACCTACATGCTCAATTAAAGGTATGGGAAGATAACAACAGCAAGATTTCCAGCCTACAAAAACAAAGAGCAACATTAGAAAATGCTGTAACACAGGCCGACAAAACTTTATCTAAGTATAATAAAGAATTAGAAAAGTTAGATAGCAAACAATGTCCAGCATGTGAACAGGACCTTCATGATCATAAACATGAAGAAATGACTGCGCTCGTCAATAAGAATATAGTAGATGCCTATAGCTATCTAGAAAAAGTTTCAGCTGACTATGAAAAGATTGTATCTGAAATTAAAGATATTGGTGAACAGCCCAAACGTCCAAACACATTCTATGACACAGAAGCAGAAGCGCTGGGACATAAAAATAATTTAGATAGTTTGGAGCGACGATTGACCGAGCGAGCAGATGAAATCAACCCTTATGCCGAACAGGTAGACGAGTTGAAGAAAAGTGCCTTACAGGAAATCAATTGGGATATTGTTAATGAACTCAATAAACACAAAGAACATCAAGAGTTCTTGTTAAAATTGCTGACCAGTAAGGACAGTTTCATTCGTAAGAAGATCATCGATCAAAATTTAAGTTACCTAAACAAGAGGTTGAGTCATTACATTGACAAATTAGGGTTACCGCATCAGGTAATATTCCAAAACGACCTAAATGTTGAAATTACACAGCTGGGTCAAGATTTAGATTTTGATAACCTAAGTCGAGGTGAACGTAATCGACTTATTTTATCGATGAGTTTTGCCTTTAGAGATGTTTGGGAAGGACTGTATCAAAGTGTTAATTTATTATTCATTGACGAATTAATTGATGCTGGTATGGATAGTGCCGGGGTTGAAAGTGCGTTGGCTGTGCTTAAAAAGATGGCAAGGGAGAGAGATAAGAACATTTATCTTATATCTCACAAGGATGAATTAATGGGACGTGTAAATAACGTGCTACGGGTGGTTAAGGAAAATGGATTCACAAGTTACTCAAACAGCGCAGACATTGTTGGATAATATGGTGGCCGAATATAGGGCCCTGTACTCAGAATATGTGTCGCATTTGGCCAATGTGCATAACTACCATTATGATTTCCTAGAAAAGAATTATACTTTGGATACTGGGCGGCAAGTTCGTGTCAGTCTCCAAAAAATGATGAATTATGAACGGCGACTCATACAACTGTCGTTACACATATATAGGATGAATAATCAAAACCTAAAAGAGATTCGTAGAGCTAATAAAAAAGGGTTTACTAAAACAGTCAAGGCTGGGCCAGGAAGACCTAAAAAAATAAAAACAAACAATGTGGACATACCAGGATCAAATAGTGGCGGAGTTACCTGAAGACTGTATAGGCTTCGTGTACCTTATCACTAATTTAACTACTGGTAGAAAATATATAGGCAAAAAATTAGCAAAATTTAGTAAAACGACCTACAAGACTGTAAAGTTAAAGAACGGCACAAAGAAAAAGAAAAAGATCAGAAGCAAAATAGATAGCGACTGGCAAACATATTATGGATCAAGCGATGAACTTAGTAAGGACATTGCGCTCTTAGGCACAGAAAATTTTAAACGCGAAATACTCTACTATTGTCGATCAAAAGCAGAGTGTACTTATATTGAAGCCCGTGAACAGTTTTCTAGACGAGTTCTAGAATCTGATGAATATTATAACGGACAGATAAGTGCTCGCATACATGGCTCCCACATAAAAAATAAACTATAATTCAGATAGGGCTCGCACCGGCCTAACTCGGGTGCCTAATGACAACTCTATAAAATGAGGGACGGAAGTCTTGCCGCTGAAGCAAGCACTCATCTACTATCCTTAACAGGACGAAGATCGTAAAATTGCTTACGGTTTAGATGTTTGAAGATAAAGAATAAGCAAAAAGAAGGGAGAAAAACCCTACGTTTATGTATATGTTAGTGTATATACATAAGCCGCCGTTGAATGAAGACGGAGCTCGTGGTACCGGTCAACCGCCACTGTAATGCTCTAACACTAAGTGACTGAGGTAACTCGGATGATGCTCCTTCGCCCGCCAGGGCGAAGTGTGACCAAACAATCTGGATGATACTAAACTTCTACGAAGTAAAAAATGCTTCAAGCGAAGCGTAGAAGCAATTGAGCTTTAGCTCAATTCCGTATATAAATAAATCATAACATTAAAGGAAATCAAAATGCGTTTGTCAGATGTCATTTTAGAAAGTGAAAAATTATCAGAATTAGATATCAATGCGGCAAGCGCAAGTACTCCTAGTGATACCCCACAGGGTGTTGTATCTAAAATAAAAACAGGGCTAAGTAGAATATCTCCATTTAACCCTAATCAACGAGCAAGAGCTAAGGGTATTTCAGAAATAGGTAAAGAAGCAAATGCCTTGATGAAGGATTTTCAAACTTATGTGGGAAGAACAGGCAGTCAACAGCCCACTCTAAATGGCTTACTTGATTGGATGAAATCTAAACAGTTGCCATTAACTGGCGGAGTAGACAAGTTAGTCCAAGACGTAAAGACCAAGGCCAGTCAGCCAGCTAATCAGAGAAAAGATCCTACACTGGATCCACAAAATACACCTAGTGCTCATGCAGCATCTTTAAATGATCCCAACGCACACCCAGCTGATGATAATCCAAATATCCATTTATCAACCAATGAAGATGACGCTAACGGACAGCAGGATATTCCTTTAGATAATAAGACGGTCAGTCAAATTATTTCAGCATCAATTGCTGAAAAAAATAAGGTTGCCGCAACACAACAAGCCAGTCAACCCCAAGCAAATACTGCCAATCAAGGCGCCGACGACGCAGGCACAGGCAACATAGTGGGTGGCAGTGCCCCTGCTCAAAAAACAATTGATCAGAATTCTATAGTTAACTACTACAAAAATTTACAAACTGACAATGATCGTAAGAAGCTAAGAGCTCAATTGGATCAAGCTGATGCGGAACTTGCCAAGGCACGTCAAACACAGTCAGTGGATCCTGTGAATGAACATGTGGGATATAGTCGTTTCTTGGGAATGAGTCTTTAAAAGAACGGCATCTGCGTTTCTTTAGCCGTTTTTAAATTATCTTCAATTATCTTAGTGGCAATTTTTCTTTCATCAGGAGTCATCATATGACTCTCTGTGTAACTTAGGCCGCCTCGCATATACCAACAAATTCTTAAAAGTTCTTCTTTTAAGGCTTCTGTATCTTGTTCTAACCCCTTGACTAGTTTGTTGAGGCCGTCAAGGTCTAGATACAAAAGCCTTACCCGAAAAAAGTTGAAGCGTCGAATGTCAGTGGTACTTCAACAGTGTCACCAGTAACACCCTTTTCTCTCATTTCATCCGTAACTTCAACAATCATTGGTTTTAATGAATTGTTTACTCTAAGTTCGTTGAGATGATCCTGTATCTTGTTGAATGTGTTCTTATCTATGTTGTCGATAAACTCTTTGATAGTTTCAGGATCGCTAACACTGCCATGTGGTGAATCAATCCTATACACACTCTTGGACACAACACCTATGGTAGATTCAGTTAATTTCTTAAAACTTTCTTTAAACATCTTGATCTTATCGTCTTCAGAGATCGAATCGTTATTGGCCAGTTGAATTATTTTTTGTGTTTCAAAAGTCTGTAGAGCAGTTTCTGTCATCTGACGATAGATCAAGGGTTTAACAAACACTGTTAGTTCATCGCTAACTGCTATGGCACTATCCCATTTAATCTGTCTACGTAGGTCGTCTAGTATTACTCTTAGATCCGCTTGATACTCCATTTCAACGTCGCCGCCAAATGTAACTGGCGTGTTCATGAACTCACCATAGGTAGACAATCTTATGGCAATTAGTATGACATCCATGTCAATGCTAGGTACCTCCCAGGCATTTTTAATATTTGGAATACAACTTTCCACAACATCCACAATGGCCTGCCCATTCATTAAAGCATCTGGCACATTGAGCAATAACTCATCTTTGGCAGTCATGGAATAAACTGCCAATTCTCCATTGTCAGGCATTTCCAAAGCTCCGGGTGCCCAGTATTCCCCGTTACTGGGCAATTTAATGTAGATCTTAGGCTGTCTCATATACATTGCCAAGGGGTTGAATGTGGTGCTACGGTCCATGGTTTTTCTCCGAATAAATAAGTTTAAGATAAAAGGTTATCTTCTTTTTAGTATTTATATACGCAGAAAACCCTGGATAAACAATGGCAGACGTGTACGGCCGAATAGGCAATGAAGAAGTAGAATTAAACAATGCCGCTACCGAGGCCACGCTGAAGGCTCTGTTGGCAGCCACAGCCACATCAAACATAGAACAGCTGGCAACTTTAAGAACGCTGGCAAACAAGTCCGGAGTAGCAAAATCTACCACTGACGAAGCTCTTGGGCAAATTAAAAATGTAGGCAGTGCTTCAAGTCAAACCACTGTGGGTATGAAGCTCTTGGGCGATGCGGTGGATAACGCATGGCAAGCAACTAAACAAACATATAGACAAGTGGAAGCGCTGGGTGCCAAGATGGCTGATGGTACTGCTAAGACTTCTGATGTATTTGATGCCCTTGCCAAATTGCCTGGACCATTAGGCGCGGTAGCTGAGTTGTTTGGAAAAATAGCCGGTTTTCAAGAAACTAATTTAGACACATATCAAAAAATATCTGCCTCAGGTGTTAATTTCAGTGGCAGCTTAGATGCCATGCGAATAGCACAGGCTAAATCCTATCTAACACTTGAACAATTTACCTCTACTATTCAAAATAATCAGGAAGCGTTTGCTAGGATTGGCGGTAATGTCAATGATGGTGCTACGGCGTTTTTTAATTTTAGTAATAGTTTTATCAAAAGTGATTTTGGACAAAATCTAAGAGCCCTAGGTTATACATTTCAAGAATTAACTGACAACGAATTAACATACATGCAGATTCGAGGCGGCGTAAGTAAAGCTGAATTAGCCAGCAAGGATGCCATGTATGCTGTTGCTGAAGGTACACACGCTTATATCCAAGAGCAAACTATGCTCACTGAACTAACAGGCAAAAATAGAAAGCAGTTAGAAGATGAACAGAAAAAAATTGCTCAGCAACAAGCGTTCCAAACACATTTGGCCCAGTTAAGATTAACTGATGCCGCCCGAGCCGCTAAGGAAGAGGCATTAGTGACTTCACAACAGAGTCAATATGGTCAAGAAGCTGGGTTGAACATGATGGCATTGACCATGAACCTAGCACCAGTGACAAAAGGTCTTCAACTTTTTGCTGGTGTAAATGCCAGTTTCTACGCAGAGCAACGTAGACAAGCGGCGCTAGCCAGAGATAGAAATATCAGCGAAGCAGAACTGCTAAAACAATCGCATGCTGCAGGCTACTATCTAGCTGAAACTGCTAAAAATATGGGGGAAAATGCCTTTTATCAATCATTGGCTAATACAGAGTTGGCACCAGCTGTCAATGCAGGTCTTAAACAACAAGTAATAGCACTAAACAACAACCTAACTGCTCATGAACATTGGTTAGATCGAGGTAGTGAGATTGCTGATAAGAACGATAAAGCCGCCAGCAGTCAAGCAGCCGCGGCCGCAAAAACTCAACAAAAAATGAACGAGGCCAACCAAGAGGTTGTAAAATCCCTAGTTTTACTTAATGAAAAAATAGAGCCAACATTCAATAGTTTATTTCAAGCCATACAAGAAAGATTTGTCAAAGCACTAGATGACGCTACACCAAAAATAGCCGCAGCCATTGATTGGGTATTTCAGCATGGACAAGCATTAAAGCATCTAACAGAGGAAGTGGGATTGGCCTACCTAGCATGGAAAGCATTTAACATAGCCAGTGCTGTAAAATCAGCAGGTGGCGGATTAGGTGGACTAGCCAATGCCGCATTAGAACGCGGTACTTTTGCCAATCCCATGTGGGTGGCAATTAGGGAAGGGTTTAAACCTGGGGGTGGTGTTCCAACACCAGAAGGTGGTGGAGGTGGCAGTTCTGAAAACAAACCTAAGAGTAGACTTAATAAAGGCAGACTAGGTGGTGTAGGGATTGGCTCAGCCTTAGGACTATACGGCGGATATGAAGAAAGTAATGCTATCGAGGAAGCAAGAAAACAAAAACAAATTGATGATGCTGAAGCAGCCAGACAACAAAATCGTAATAGAGTAGGAACTGGATTAGAAGTAGGATTAGGCGCCGCCGCTGCTCTTCTAGCTCCTGAAACTTTTGGATTATCCTTGTTATTACCCTTATTAGCAGGACCGTTGGGTAGAATAATTGGTGAAACTGCTTATGATCAGTTTGATCCAGCAAAGGTCAAAACACCAGAAGGTAAAGCATCGGGCGGTCCAATAAATCCCGGATCTTATCTAGTTGGTGAAAAAGGCCCAGAAATTATATCTACTAACAGCAGTGGTAACGTGATTACCAACGAAAATTTAACAGCAATGATAGAATCGAGCATAGGCCAGAAAGCTATTGGAGAATCACTAAAACAGTTAAATATCATTATGAATGATATTCGGTCTCTTATGAGAGAAACTGTAGACAATACTGATAGACAGATATCTGAATTAAAAAATCTAAGTGGCAATCAAATGCCACATTAAGTAGGCCTACATATTATTAAAGGAGCGTTGATTTGAGCTGGAAAAAATACTTTACCCCTGTAAATCTTTCAGGCAAACTTAGCCCTGTGAGTGGTAGCATGAGTACAGCGGGTAGCAGTAACCCTAGCCGTACCAATTACAGCAGTTATCTTCCTGATGTGTATGCTGGACATCCTAATCGTTTAGAGCGTTACGGACAGTATGATACAATGGACAGCGACAGTGAAGTCAATGCCGCCTTTGATATTTTGGCTGAATTCTGTAGTCAAACCAACGAAGAAAACGGTACACCATTCCAGATCTACTTTAAAGATCAAGCAACAAATACTGAAGTTAAGATTATTAAAAAATACCTACAACAGTGGTGTAAGTTAAACAAATTTCCTGTTCGTATTTTTAAAATTGTACGCAATGCCTTCAAGTATGGCGATAGTTTCTTTGTTCGTGACCCAGAAACACAGGCTTGGATGTATGTGGATCCTGCCAAGGTAGACAAGATTATTGTTAATGAAAGTGAAGGTAAGAAGCCTGAGCAATATCACATCCGTGACTTCAATCCTAACTTTGAAACACTGGCCACAACTGCTATTCAACCCAGCAATGTCAACGGCGGTGGCAGTCAATTTGGCGGTTCTTATGGCACTGGACAGGGAGGCGCCGGGGGTAGTAGGGGTATGGTAGGTTCCTATCCAACCACCGCAAATAGTAGTCGATTTAGCCAAAATCAAAACCAATATGCCATAGATGCTCGTCATGTAATTCACATTTCAATGAGTGAAGGCTTGGACAGTAACTTCCCATTTGGCAACAGTTTAATGGAAAGTATCTTTAAAGTGTTCAAACAAAAAGAACTGCTAGAAGATGCTATTCTAATCTATCGTATACAACGTGCTCCAGAGCGTCGTGTGTTTTATATTGACGTGGGTAACATGCCCAGTCACTTGGCCATGAGCTTTGTTGAACGTGTTAAAAATGAAGTAAACCAACGTAGAATCCCCAGTACTACTGGCGGAAGTCAAAGTGTTATTGACGCAAGTTACAATCCACTAAGCGTCAACGAAGATTATTTCTTCCCAACCACAGCAGAAGGTCGTGGTAGTAAAGTTGAAATTCTTCCTGGTGGTACTAATTTAGGAGAAATTGATGACCTTAAGTACTTTACTAATAAACTGTTTAGAGCTTTGCGTATTCCAAGTTCTTACCTACCAACTGGTAGTGATGATGGAGGGAGCAACTTCAATGACGGACGAGTCGGGACAGCCTATATACAAGAATTACGATTCAACAAATACTGCGAACGACTACAATCGTTGATGAATGAACCGTTTGATCTTGAGTTCAAACTGTATCTACATAACAAAGGCATCAACATAGACAGCAATATTTTTGATCTTAAATTTAATCCTCCACAAAACTTTGCGAGTTATCGTCAAGCAGAAATGGATACCGCCCGTGTTAACACATTCAATACCATGGTGGCAATTCCCATGATATCCAAGAGATTTGCCTTAAAACGATTCTTGGGATTGACCACTGAGGAAGTCACAGAAAATGAAACACTGTGGAAAGAAGAAAACATTGACGATGACACACAATTAAGTGCCAGCGCAGAACTTCGTACAGCAGGTATTACTGCTAATGGCATGTCTGGAGATTTAAGCAGTTTAAGTGATAACACTCCTCCCCCTGAACTAGGCGATGAAAATGCTCCTACTGATGGATCGGTAAGTCCTTCTCCTGGTGGTGATGCTGGCGAAGCTCCACCGCAGTAATTGATAAATACTTGACTATGATACTACGAGAATTTATGTATTTTGACAAAGAACACGAGGCTCCACAGGAGGATGATCGCTATCTAAGTCAAAATGATACCAGCATTTTAAAAGACAAAGAACTAAGAAAGACTAGATTAACACTAGGAATGCTTAACGATTTACGCAAAGCTGGCGATGCTCGTGAGAAAGAAAAGAAGCAAGAATTGGGTTTGACTAGAAAAATGTACGCGGCTCCTCCGCCAGAAGCGGCTGCTACATAAACGTATACTATAACTTTTTCTGTCAGAAACTAAATATTTTTGACAAAAAGATATCAAAAACAGAGTCAACTCTGTCACAAAAAGGCCAAAACGACTGATTTTAGGCCTATTTCACACATCTATTTTAATCTACCTGTAAATAAAGCTATAGCAATGCCGCTAACCTAACAGGAGAATTAAAAATTATGTCTACAAAATTTGAACAACTATTAGACTATCTTGTAAACGAGGATCACGAAAAGGCTAACGAGCTTTTCCATGAAATCGTTGTTGAGAAGTCAAGAGAAATTTACGAAAACCTAATCGCAGAAGAAGAAGACGAGTCTAAAGAAATGGACGAAGCAGAAGATGATCAAGAAGAATCTGTTGAAGAAGGAATGGATGACGATACTGAAGAATCTATGGATCTAGAAGATTCCTATATGATGGACAGTGATGAAACTGGTGACGAAACAGACGACTTTGGTGGAGAAATTTCCGCTGACGGCGACAACTTTGATGCACCAGAAGATGACGGACACGGTCATGAAGAACAAGAAGACAGCGCAATCATGGATATCAAGAACGCCATTGCTGAACTAGAAGCCGCTTTTGCTGAACTAGAACAAGCTCAAGGTGAAGAAGAACACGAAATGGGCATGGACGGTGATGACGACATGGACATGGACAGTGATGACAAAGAAGATGCTGACGAAGACATGATGGGTATGATGGAAAACCGTCGTATGACACGTGAATACGTTGAGAAAGTCGGTAACGACTGGGAAAAGTCTGGTACACAAAAAGCTCAAGGTAAGAACGTTGGTTCTGGATCTGGCGATACAGAAGGTGCCCCAGTAGAAGGCCGTAGCCCAGTAAGTTCTGGTAAAGGCAAGCCAACAACAGGCGCTGATGCTAAGAACATTGGTCAAGGCGGCGACGAAGGTCAAAGCAACACAGGTACAAGTCCAGGCAAAGTAAACCGTGGTATCACTCCAGAAAGTGGTGACAAGTTTGCTAAAGAAGCTGGTAATGTTCCAGGTGGAAAAATGGGTGTTAAGAATCTAAAGAAAGTTGGTTCTGGATATCCTAACAACAACAAGAATCCAGGTCCAGTAGGTTCTGGCTCAGGCGACAAAGCAGGTCAAACAAGTATTGATCCAGCTACAAAACGTCAATTCTTGCCACAGCATACAAAATAATTAGAGAGACAGGATGCAATATTCTTACTTACGCGAACATCTAAGTTATGATCAGGCTCAAGTAATTCTTGAGTCTGATGATAAGGACGGCAAAAATCTTTATCTAAAAGGTATTGCCATCCAAGGTGGCATTCGTAACGCAAATCAACGTGTTTACCCAGTAGACGAAATTGATCGTGCGGTTAGTACTCTTATGGATCAGATTAAAAATGGCTATAGTGTACTAGGTGAAGTTGATCATCCTGACGATTTAAAAGTAAATTTGGATCGTGTGTCCCATATGATAACTCAAATGTGGATGGAAGGTCCTAATGGTTATGGTAAGATGAAAATTTTACCTACACCGATGGGTAACTTAGTTCGTACTATGCTTGAAAGTGGAGTAAAACTTGGTGTTAGTTCTCGTGGTAGCGGCAATGTTAACGACATGAACGGCCATGTATCTGATTTCGAGATTATCACAGTAGACGTAGTTGCTCAACCAAGTGCGCCTGGAGCGTACCCTACTCCTGTTTATGAGCATTTGATGAATGCTCGTGGTGGGAATAGAGCGTTTAGAGTAGCGCAAGAAGTAAAAGAAGATCCAAAGGCCCAGAAATATTTGAAGGAATCATTACTTCAAATTATTAAAGGTCTAAAATAAGCCCGAGGAGAAATATATGTTGGACGCATTCAAACAATTAGTAGAGTCAGGAGTAATGACAGAAGACACACGTACTGTCATTGAGTCTGCCTTTGCTGAAAAAATTAAAGAGAATCGCGAACAAGTAACCGCAGAACTTCGTGAAGAGTTTGCTCAAAAATATAACCAAGATAAAGGTGCTATTGTTGAAGCAGTCGACAAGATGTTAAGCGAGAGATTGCTCGCAGAGATGAGTGAATTGCATGAAGACAAAAAAGCTCTAGATGAAGCAAAACAAGCATATCGTACAAAGATTGCTGAAGATGCTAAAAAGCTAGAAGGATTTGTAATCAAACAATTAGGAAAAGAATTGGTTGAATTCCAAGGTGATCGTAAAAAAGTTGCTGAGAATTTTTCCAAGCTAGAAGGTTTTGTAGTACATGCCCTAGCAAAAGAGATTAGTGAATTTGCAGCAGATAAGAAAGATTTAGCTGAAACAAAAGTTAAGTTAGTTCGTGAAGCTAAAAACAAATTTGCTGAAATTAAACAAAACTTCATTCAACGTGCTAGTAAGGTCGTTGAAGGGACTGTTACAACCAAGTTGACATCTGAAATCAAGCAATTGAAAGAAGACATTGACAGTGCTCGTAACAATGACTTTGGTCGTAAGATCTATGAAGCATTTGCGCAGGAGTTTGCTGGTTCCTATTTAAATGAGAAATCTGAAACAAGTAAATTGTTAAAGATCATTGAAAAGAAAGAACAACAAATTGCTGAAGCCAAACAAGCCGTAGCAGAAAAAACACAACTAGTAGAATCTACACAACGCGATCTTCGTGTTACTAAAGATCTAATGGAACGTAAAGCTGTTATGGGTGAGTTGTTAGCACCATTAGGTGCTGATAAGAGAGATATCATGAAAGAGTTGTTGGAATCCGTTCCAACAAAGAAACTAAATGAGTCTTTCGACAAATACCTACCAGCAGTAATGGAAGGACAATCACGTAAAACAGCTCCTAAGAAAGCTATTTTAAGTGAAGGTGCTGAAGTAACTGGAAATCGTGAAGTAAAAGCCGAGGTAGGCTTAGACAATATTGTTGATATCCGCAAGTTGGCGGGATTAGCAAAAATATAATTCAAGGAGACACAAAATGTCACAACTATTAAATGAAAGATGGTCAGAGACCAAAGAAGCTCTGCTTGAAGGCCTATCTGGTACACGCCGTGCTTCTATGCAAGTTTGCTTAGAAAACACACGTAAGTATTTGGCTGAAAGCGCAACAGCAGGCGCGACAAGCGCAGGTAACGTAGCAACTCTTAACCGCGTAATTCTACCGGTCATCCGTCGTGTTATGCCAACAGTTATTGCCAACGAAATCATCGGTGTACAACCAATGACTGGTCCAGTTGGTCAAATTCACACATTGCGTGTTCGTTACGCTGATTCTGGCGACAACGTACAAGCTGGTGAAGAGGCATTAAGCCCATTCAAGATTGCTAGTGCTTACAGTGGTAACAACACTGACACTACTCCAGGTGCCGCTCAAACATCATTGCTTGAAGGTCAACCAGGTAAGCGTATGAGCATTCAAATCTTGAAGAGCCCAGTTGAAGCTAAGTCACGTAAACTAAGCGCTCGCTGGACTTTTGAAGCTGCACAAGATGCACAAAGCCAACAAGGCATTGACATCGAAGCAGAAATCATGGCTGCTCTAGCACAAGAAATCACAACTGAAATTGATCAAGAAATCCTAGCTTCTCTACGTAGCTTGGCAAGTGTTGAACAAACATACGATCAAAGTTTAGTTTCTGGTACAGCAACATTCGTTGGTGACGAACATGCTGCCTTAGCTATCCAAATCAACCGTGTTGCTAACTTAATTGCTCAGCGTACACGTCGTGGTGCTGGTAACTGGGCTGTTGTTTCTAACCAAGCATTGACAATTCTACAATCTGCTACTACTAGCGCATTTGCTCGTACAACAGAAGGTACATTCGAAGCTCCTACAAACACTAAGTTTGTTGGTACATTGAATGGCGCTATGCGTGTTTATGTTGACGCATACATGACAGACACTGGTAACGATAACAACCAAGTTCTAATTGGATACAAAGGTTCTAGCGAAGCAGATGCTGCAGCGTTCTATTGCCCATATATTCCTCTAATGAGCTCTGGTGTTGTTCTAGATCCAGCAACATTTGAGCCAGTAGTTGGCTTCCTAACACGTTACGGTTACGTAGAACTAAGCAACACTGCTTCTTCTCTAGGTAATGCAGCTGACTACTTAGGTAAAGTTGCTATCACTAGCGCAAACGTTTCATTCCAGTAATTCGTTACTGTTATTAAAACAAACAAAAGCCCACTTAGGTGGGCTTTTTGTTGACTATGGGTAAATAATACTGTTCGCTCTTAATCGAGAGTTTATGCGGTCCCCGCCGCGTAGGCAATAGAACTGTCTATATTCAAGGAGAAAATAAAATGGGACGTCCAATTAAAAAGAGATTTTTTGTAAGAGGTGGTGGCGCTACACCCACTGATGTAGTTCAATATGAGGGTGTTACAGTCAGTATTAATAATACTGGATCACACTATTCTTTAGGTGCTACAGCCAGTGTTTCAGCACCACAAGATGCAGCAGGGGTAACAGCCACTGTAGTTTTAACAGTTACAACTACAACAAACGTAGGTGGCGGTTATGGTGGTTTTATCAGTGCCGCAACAATTGCAAATCCAGGTTCTGGATATAACGCAAACCCAACTGTTACAGTTGTTGCTCCAGCAACTCAAACTGCCACAGTAACAACAAGTTCAACTGCCACTATTACACTAAACGGTGTAAATGGTATCTATGTAGGTATGCAGGCATCAGGAACAGGTATTAATGCCTCCACTACTTATGTTACAGCAGTTAATGTAGGTACAAATACAGTTACATTATCAAGAAACAATCAAGCAGGTAGTTTGATTGGTAATGTTATCACATTTAGTGATGTTGGTGCTAGTGCTACATTCACAGTTGGTTTAACTCACGTTGAAACAGATACAAATACAATCGCTTGTACAGCTTATCTAACAACTGGTTCTAGTGCTGTAAGTTCTGCTATTATCAAACAAGAAGCTGCACATCGTTATCTAGTTGAAAACAACCAAGGTCGTGGTACATGTAAATTATCAACCGCCACTGTGTTAACAGCTGGTTTAATGACAATTACTGCTAAAGATACAAGTAATAATGTTTATTTTGTTACAAAATTGACTTCTAAGAAAGCACGTTTGTGGCAAAAATCTGGTAGCGGCTATTTGTTCAATAACGGACAAACTGTTCACTGGGTAACTGGAACAAACGTAGTTTCAACATTAGTTTCTATTGTACTAAACTAATATTTGATACTAATATGAAAAGGGCTCTTGTAGCCCTTTTTCATTTTGTGCGTACACAAACAGATTAGGTAAATATTGGTATGAGTACACTTTGGACATCGCCAACAATTATTACGCAGTATGATGAACCTGGCGCTGAACAAGGTTTAGAATTATCAAATGTTGCTTGGGACGATTCTCAAAATTTTGGTCAACTGATTTCTAATAGCGGATCATTGACTACTAAAGGACAGCTACAGCATATAGCTCGTGCGCCCAAGGTAGATTTAACAACAAAAACTTTTTATCTACGACTTTCTGGATTCAATTTTGTTAATTTACCTGAAGTTCTTTCTGGAATACAACTAAGGCTAACTGCTAATAGGGGAGGACGAGTAACAGATGAAACAATTCAACTCTGCCTAAACAATGCTGGCATCGGCGATAATTATGGCACACTTAATCTGGACCCAATAAAATTTTATGGTGGTCCCACAGATTTATGGAAAACGGAATTGAGTATACAAGATATAGTAGATCCAACATTTGGAGTAATTTTAAGATTCCAAGCACATCCAAGATATCCGCACCGAGACGGTGTTTATATCAACCATGTTGAATTACAGATATCCTAAAACAATAAATACTCTAAAGGAATAAGAAATGACCACTGTAACGGTATCCGGAACTCGAGTACAAACCCCGCAAGGGATAACAAATTTATCCGCACCTAATGGCGGAGTTACCATCAGTTCTACTAACACGAACATTACAGGTAACACCAATATAGGCGGAAATACATTTATTTCCAACACGCTGACGGTGGCATTACAGAGTACCTTAACTGGACAGGTAAGTATTCTATCTCCCTTGGCTTCTACCGGTACACAATCTGGCGGATTAACAGTTGTTGGTGGTGTGGGTATTGGCGGTGTAGTGTTTATTGGTAGTACCACAAACGTTGAAGCTAACTTAAATGTATTAAGTGCCACAACAATTACTGGAACTTTGGAAGTTATGGGGTTGCTAAACACAGCCACAACTGCCACAACTGGTATTGTTATTAAGCCTAATTCAGACAACGTTGGTAATCCAATAAATCTTCTTTACACAAATACTAACATTTATGACACTGCAGCTCATAGACAGCTAGGTGCTGTATATGTTAATGGTGGTGTTGGCATTGAAAAAGATCTAAACGTAGGCGGATTCATTTACGGTCGTATTCAGCAAGCCACTACCTCACAAAGTTTCCAAGTTACTGCTACTAACGTTAATCAAATATTCTATCCAACATTTGCTCAATTTAGTGCTACGACAACTGGATCTGTTTACAGTCCAAATTACATTGATGATGTATCTAGTGGTACTAACACCAGCACAGGTGGATTAACTTATAATCCATTCTTGGGTCAATTAACATCTGATCAAGTACAAGTAGCCGCTAACTACAATTCAACAAGCACAACCACCGGTGCTCTACAAGTTACTGGCGGTGCTGGTATTGGACAAGATGTTCACATTGGCGGTAAAGCCTACGCAGAAGCAGTTTATACAAATTTATTGGCCAGTACACAAGGTGACATTGCTGTTAAACCAGCAGGTCAACTAACTGACATTTTTGGTGACATTCGTGTTCGTGGTGTTAATCCTTTGGGTACAGGCCCGGTAGTTACTAACACATTGTATGTAACAATGGACGGTGATGATACCAATGATGGTCGTGCTATGGACGCAAGTCGTGCTTGCCGTACCATTGGTGGCGCTATGAAGAGCCCATACTATCAACCAGGTACACAGATTCGAGTTAGTGCTGGACACTACTTTGAAAATAATCCATTGCCAATGAAGCCATATACCAGCGTTATGGGCAGTGACATTCGTACAACAGAAATTGAACCAATTAATAAGACACAGGATTTGTTCCATGTAAATTCTGGTTGCTATTTGGCATTCATGCAGTTCTGTCAAGGACGTAGCGGATTGTTGCCAGGCAACTACTATACCAATGGCTATAATCGTGGTGCTTATGCCACTGCTTTCCCACCACAAACTGGTGCCAATAGAATTGATCTATTCCACTCACCATATATTCAGAACTGTACAAATCTTTCTGGACCATGGTTACAAGATGCTAGTCTATTCCAGCCTGATGGCACTGTTCAAGTTCCCATTGCTGTAGGTACTGCTACATGGGTAGCAAACACAACCAGTATGATAGTCACATTAGATCATTCAATATCTACAGGTACTATAGTACAAGGTATGTCTATGAATCAAGGTCCGCAACACAAGGGGTTCTTTGATGCTAGAACATTGTTATTAGCTAATATACCATTTTTACAATCTCAAGTTGTTAGCTTTGTTGATCAAACATTTAATAGTGGTAGTTTTTCATATGATAAATCACAGTGCTACCGAGATACTGGGTTAATTATTGATGCTATTGGTCTTGATATGTTATATCAAGGTCAAACAGAAACCACATTTGCTGGACTTCAATATTGGAGTCAAGATGTTGGATACACAGGCCTAATTGCTGAAGAAATTGCTACAACAACCAACGCAATTAGTTATTTTAGCACACTAACATTTGCTATTGCTGATGCGATTGATGTAAGCGGAAATTCTTCTAACACACTAAGTAATTTGTTTGGCGATATTTTAGAAATTTTGAATGTGGGTCCTGCTGATGCTTTTGGAACTGGAGTTTCAAATGCGTTCATTACCCCCAGTTTGCCATCAACTGACGTAACCACTGTTGCTGTATATAATGCCTTGATTGCGGCTATACCTACTATTGCTTTGGAAACTGTTAATTGGATCAATGCCAATAATCCAGGATTTGTTTATAGTACATCCACATGTTATCGAGATGTAGGCTACATGATTCAAAGTGTGGCCTTTGACTTGTTGACTAATAGCAACTGGCAAAGTATTAAATCTGGAGTTTACTACTACGGGTACGATTCAAGTCTCACAGCTATTCCAAACGAGATATCTCAAACCACAGTAGCATACGATTATATTAAAGCAATTATACCAAATATTGTACAAGGACAACAACTAAGTACACAATTTAGTACAGCTACTCAGATTATCAACGGGTATCTGCCTGCTACTTCTTACGAATCAGCAACGCTTCAAAACAGTATTGATTATCTTACAAGCATTATTACCAACGGCCCAAGTGTGGCCGGAGCACAAGCACCTATCAATTATAACGAGTCAGGAAATATTGAAGTAATAAATGCCTGGAAGTTATTAGAAGCCAATAGAAGTTTTATTCAAGCAGAAGTAGTTGCCTATGTTGACAGTCAATTCAATACATTCTCATACAATAGAGAATTGTGCTACAGAGATACCGGTATTTTAATTGAAAATGTATCTTATGATGCCACATTTGGCGGCAACGCTAAATCTATTGAATCTGGCCTAGCATACTGGAACGGAGCAGTTAGTGTAATTGCTGGTCAACAACCACAAACAGCGGCAGCCATTAACTATCTAAATTCATTGTGCCAACAAGTTATTACTAACACTACATGTACCATACTTGCCCCAGTATATGGAATATCATCTGGAACTCAAGTTATCAATACAGTATTGAACAACGGTTCAGTAGCTAGTTCTAGTATTGCTTCATGTTTTAATATCATTACTAATATTATACAAAATGGCCCATCTGCCGCACCTGAATCATTCAGTAGCAGTGCTGCCGATGCCGCATATCTAAGTGCTGAAGTATTGATGCAGTTGAATAGAAAATTCATCCAAGAAGATACAATTAACTGGATCAACAACACCTTCCAAGCCTTCCCATATAATAAAGTAAAATGTGAAAGAGATATTGGAGTTGTTCTAAATTCTGTAATAGAAGATGTTTTATTCCCAACTAGTTCTTTCAGTCAAAGCACATTTGCTGGGCTACAATACTACAGTCAAAGCACAAGTACACAGTCGATTATACCTAACGAAATTAATCAAACAATAGAGGCTGTGGCGTACCTAAGCGATCTAAGTGCTAAAATTGTACAAAATATTACACCAGCAGATGATTTAGTGGCACGTTATCAAACAGCGGTTCCACAAGTCACTAATTTAACTCCAGCCAATGCTGCCGAAGCAGCCATTGTACAGGCAAACTACAATAATATTTTAAAAATATTAAATGGTCAAACCACTGGTTGGACTGATCAATTAGAATTTGGATTCACAGCCAGCAGATTTTTAAGTGTCAAAAATGCCTATGCCTTATTACAGGCCAATAAAGCATATTTAGAAGCTGAAGTTGTGGCCTATATTAACGCAACCAATCCTGGATTTAGTACTACATATAATCAAGCAACTTGTAAGAGAGACATTGGTTATATGACAGACTGTGTAAGTTTTGATTTGCTATATGGTGGTAACAAACAAAGTATCCAAGCAGGTTTATACTACTATGGTTTCATAAGCACAGTGTCTAACATTGCGAATGAATCCACACAAACAGTAGCGGCATTTACATACATGTCAAACTTGGTTGGCGAAGTTATACAAAATATTCCTGTTATAGCATTGTCTACAGCTACACAAAATTTAGTGGCAGCGCCAGCAGTTACAAACACAGCAACGATTAATTTGTTTGCTCAGGCATTTAGTACCATAACAAATATTATTACTAATGGACCAAGTGTTGCCGCTGACGCAAGTCCTATTAGTCTAGTTGAAACAACATCAACTGATGCGCTAAATGCCCTAACAATTCTACAAGCTAACCTTAGCTTTATTCAAGCTGAAGTTTTACAATATATTGATAATGCTTATCAATCAGTGCCTTATACCTACAACACCACAACATGTTATAGAGATACTGGGTTAATTATTGACAGCATTGCCACAGACATGTTGTACGATAGCATAAGCGAAAGTACATTTGCTGGCCTACAATATTGGAATCAAGGCGGTCTGACTGGATTAATTGGTGTTGAATTGACAACAACCACAGCGGCAATTAACTTTGCTAGCTCATTGACAGTGGCATTAATATCAGATACTGATGCGCAAGCAACTGTAACTGGATTGTTTAATCAAATTACATCCATATTAAATGGCGGAACAGCTGGAATTACGGATCAAATAACTAGTAATGGCTTACCAAGCACAACTGGTACTATTGTCACGGCCTATAACACAATTCAAAACAATATTGCGTCAATACAGCAACAGACTATAAATTGGATCAATTATACATATCCGTCATTTGTTTATAGTACATCAACTTGCTATAGAGACCTTGGTTATATTTTAAACAGTGTGAGTTTTGACCTATTACACGGCGGTAACAAGCAAAGCATTAAATCTGGTGCTTACTACTATTCTTATATTTCCACAAGTAGTCAGGTATCTACAGAAATGCCTGAAGTTATTGCGGCTTATGATTTTGTTTCTGATCTAGTTCGTTATGTAGTACTGGCTGAGCCAGCACCTAGAGTATTCCAAACTGGCACTGTTCAGGTAACTACCTTGCCGGCAGCTACTAATGATGAAGTAGGCACCTTACAGGGTAATTTAACTATTATCACTGATATTATCAGTAATGGACCGTCGGCAGCAGGGCCAAAATTACCAATTGGACAAACAATAGATTCAAATCCAAATGTTCTAAATGCCTACAATCTATTGGAAGCCAACAGATCATTTATACAAGAAGAAACAATAGCATTTATAAATGGCACATTTGTAAGGCCTGGTCCATCATTTAGTTATAATGAAGATCTATGCTACAGAGATACAGGATTAATTGTTGATGCTGTTTCGCAAGATGTATTATTAGGTGGTAATCAGAAGTCTATCGAAGCTGGACTAGCATATTGGAATCAAGGTTACAATTATGTAACTGGACAAGAAACTACTACCACTTTAGCGATTAGCCATGCTAGGGATTTAGCACTGAAAATTATTTCTAATGAACCAATAGTTGCTCAACCACAGACTGAAACTAAACAAATAATAAATCCGTTTTATAGTTATGGAAGCGCCTATATGCCTAAACAGGCAGTGGCTAGAAGTTTTAATATTGTAACAGATATTATTAATCGTGGGCCACTGTATGCTCCTATTTTATATCCAGGTAGCGGGTTAGTTAATACAACTGGATTAAATGCTTTAGATGTACAGATTGCTCCTAAGGTAACTAGTGTACAACAATTGACATCAAATACTTACTTGATAGGTATGAGTACATCAACAGTGGGATTTGGTGATTATGCTACACTATATTTTGGTGACACTTACATATGGCCTCTACAGGATCCTCAGGTTGAAGCACTAGCACTTCAGTACACAGGTCATACTGGTACATGGGATCTACGTAAATTTGACCCAATTGGTGGTATGGGTGGATCCTTAGTTGACGGTGCCGTTATTAGTGATCGTAGTCCAATTCAATCTTTTGTTTATGATGCGTTTACACAATTAACACAAGGTGGTCGTGGGGTACACATTACCAATGATGGTTATGCACAGTTAGTTTCTGTGTTTACAATTTTCTCAAGTGTAGGCGTTCAAGTTGATAACGGTGGTATTGCCTCTATTGTTAACAGTAATGCTAACTTTGGTGATCTTTGCTTGGTTGCTAAGGGTTATGGACTACGTAAATTCAGCGGTACTGTTTATAATCCTGCTTATATTGCTTACCCATATAGCCCAGGTCCAACTGGTTTAAATCAATACTATCCACAAGGCTTCTGGCCAAAGAACAGTAATGTTGAAATTTTCATTCCAGATCCTACTAATCGTCCGCACATATCATTGGTTATGGAAGTTGTACCTCCAACTGAGTATATTAACTATGCTGGCAATGTTGTTCCGTACACAAACAGTCAAGGCTTCCCAGGATTCCTAAATGCTCAACCAAGTACAAGTACTATAACAACTGGCAGTATCACAATCAATAACATTGATATAACCGGCATTGCTGTGGGCAATTTTGTATATATTACGGATCAATTTGGTTACACATACGATAGTTTCCCGTATGTTCATGATGAATTTGGTCGTTACTTAGATAGCAACGGTAATATAACCACCACAGTAACTAACTATATACCAAATGCGAATTACGGTATTCAATATTTCACAACAGGTACCTATGTTACTGATGTCAACTATCAAAGTGTAACATTCAATTACGCTCTACCAACTGGCGGCGGATTTGCAGATAACCCTAACTATTTTACTTTCTACTTCTGTGGCAAGGCCTACTACACAGTATTGAGTAGTATTGTAGCAGACAATCCATATGTGACTGGTACAAATATTCTTTCTACCAGCAATAGAAATATCACAGTGGATCAAGTAGAGGCACATATTAATTCATTAGAGTTTTTGAATGAGTTGGTTGATAATATTACAGGTAACATACCTGTACAGACTATCCAAACTGGAACACAAACAAGTACACAAACATTCTTGTTAACGGTTCAAGGGGGAGCCGATGCTAACACATTCATTGATCTAAGATTCAATGAAATGATAACAATCATTGGAGCCACATCAAGTACATATAACACAGTAGTGCCACCAAATCTAGTAAAGACATCTGGTACAATTCCACAAGGAGCAGGTAGTGCTATATCTCTAATAGAAGCAAATATGAGTTTCTTAGAAGATGAAATATCAGCATTTGTGGAAACATTGACCAATACCAGTACATTCGCATACAATCAAACAACATGCGCACGTGATTTAGGCTATGTTCTAAATGGCACATACTATGATGTTGCTCTTGGAACAAATTATAACGGTGTGACATCTGGACTAGCTTATGCTCGCGGTACTGCGTATGCTGTTACAGCAACAGAATTAGTGGCAACAATTAATGCCTATGATTTTGCTCAACAACAATCGGCTCAGGCATTGGCCAGTAATGCTACTGCGGTGGCAAGAAGTACTGCTGAGTTTGATGAGATTAAGAATATTTTAGCTAATGGGGCTTCGGTGGCAAATGTTGTTACTTTCCCTGCTCCTACAAACGCTACAACTTCAACTATAAATGCTGTAGCACAATTAACTGCCAACAAGTCATTCCTACAATCTGAAATAATTGCTTGGATCGCAGCCAACTATTCATATCTAACATATAATAGTGCGGCATGTTATCGAGATGTCGGTTTCCTAATTGACGCCATGTGTTATGATGTTATGTACGGTGGAAATAGTGCCACACTAATTGCCGCTAACGCATACTTTAACAGCGCAGGACAGCTGGTAATCGCAGGCAGTGAAACAGCGGCTACCAGTGCGGCCTACTATTACTTGTCGCAAATAGCTCAAAATGTTGTTTTAGGACAAACAGTAACACCGAGTGCTGGAAATACCCAAACGCAAAGTCAAAACGGTAATTACGGATCCAGTACACAAACAGGTCAAATATCCAATAATTTTGCCATAATTTACAGTGCCATTCAAAATGCCACTCCACCCACAGCCACACAAGTCAACCCTGATTTGTCATGGGTAGATTCTGGTATATTGGCCGCCGCCAATTATTTGGCAAGCCAACAAACAACTATTATAAATGACACAATTAGTTACATTAATACATCGTTTAACACAGGCCCCGGTAGCAATCAAATTAAATTGACTCCTGCTCAAGCATTGAAATGTAAGCGAGATATTGGTGTTACTCTACAAAGATTAATCTATGACCTAGAAACAGGTGGTAATTATAATAGTGTACAGGTTGGACTGAGCTATTGGGGTCTAGATGGTACTCATCACATTGTGAGTTTAGGCGAAAATGTAACAGATGCTACATTATTCCCGGATGGAGCAACCGTGAACTTCTATCAACGTAGTTATATTAGTGCGTCTGGATACGTATTTGAATATGTGGGTGCTGGTACTAACTATGGCGCACTACCACAGTTTGGTATTGCTGATCCAGTACAATCTAAAGAAACTGTACAATTAGATACAGGTAAAGTATTCTTTACATCAACTGACCAAAACGGTGACTTCCGTATTGGTCCAGGATTAGTTATCAGTCAAGCAACAGGTGTTCTAAGCGGTAGAACATTTACTAAATCGCTATTTGCTAATTTGACTCCATTTATCTTAGCAATTGAAGGCGGCGGAACATTCTAATAAAAGGATAAATCATGGCACAGTTACCATTAAACACGTTTAGGTCAATGACAGCAGTATTAAATACTAGCACAACTACAATTTATGTTGCTCCAGTTGGAGTAACTAGCATTGTACTAATGGCTCAGATATCAAATATAAGTACGCAGACTACTGGAGTAAGTCTAATTCATCACAGAAATATTCCAATCCAGCAAAATGCTCAAGGAAATAATGCTCAGCCAGGAAATGTGGATAGTTGCCTAATTGATCAATTTGCCTTGCCAACTAACGATGCGGCAAACGTTTTGAGCGGAAAATTAATTATTGAAGCTTTAGATAGTGTGAAAGCATGGAGTACGGTTCCAAATTCAGCTCAACTTGTAATGAGTATTTTAGAAAGTTCTAATGGTTAAAATAGGGAATAAATCATGGCAGCATTATTAAGCGGTGGTACATTAAGATCGGGTAGTACAAATACATTTATTACCCTTAAAGGCGCACAGCCTCAGTTACCTGCCACTCCTACTACCAGTACTGGTTACACTCTTATAACCTTTCTTAACCCGCCAGCTGAATTGGACACAATATATGCCAGTAGCTTGGGCAATATTGAATTTAACACTGGCACAATGTATGCGAATATTCCTAATATGAACATACAAATTATTGGTACAGGCACTGGCACTGTGATTGTTTCAGGTACTGTGGCCAATACTGGTACAAACAGTGGAGTACTTGTTGTACAAGGCGGCATTGGTATATCACAAGGTTTCTATACTGGAGCTGATGTTAACATCAATGGACTAACTGTTGGACAGGGTTATAGTAATACACAAAGTGGCGGCGGTATCAACAATATATCTATTTCTGGTATAGCCACTACTTCATCTAATTCTTTTCCTAACGGTCAAGAAAATATCAATATTGGTTACAGCAGTCTACAGGGAATTAGTTCAGCATATAAGAGTATTGCTATAGGTCGATATGCTGCCAGCTCAGGTACCTTATTAGAAAACACTATAGCTATTGGTGATAGTGCTTTAATGAATATTGGTACTACACAAACACAATTTGCTGGGTTTATCACTTCTGCCACACAAGCAGTACCTGTGGTATTGACTGTGGCCAATCACGAATTAACATCTGGCACAGCAATAAATGTTGATCATGTATTAGGTATGACTCAAGTCAATGGTAACAATTATTACGCTAAGGTCCTGTCATCATCTACTGTAGCATTATACCTTGATAATATTTTAGGTACTCCGCTTGATGGACGAAACTTCAGTACATATACTAGTGGCGGCACATTATCTATTGATTTGGTATGGAATAATAATTTTGCGATTGGAACAAGCGCTGGTGCTAATCTTACCAACGGAACAGAAAACTTTTTCTTAGGTTATAACATTGCCAAAAACTTTACCACTGGCAGTTACAACTTTTTCTTAGGACATGATATTGCCCAAAACATGAAGAGTGGCAATAGTAATATATCAATTGGTGGTGATAACCTAGTTGATGGATTAAACAACCAAGTTAACATTGGATCAGTATTTTACTATAATGGTGCTGGATATCTACAACTTAACGCAGATACCGGTGTTGGATTGGGTGAATCTGCTACAAATACTCCAATAACAGCCACAATTAGCGCAATTTCTACAGGTACACAAACTGTTATTACCACAGTAGCACCTCACGGTATTGTTACTGATCAATATATTACGATTACAGGTGTAAATGGAACCACACAGTTAAACAATCAATCGTTTTATGTGCGTGTGACTGCTACAAATTCCTTGTTATTGTTTACTGATGTAGATTTACAAGTACCATTGGACAGTAGCAGTTATTCACATTATACCAACGGCGGTACTGTGACATTAAACAATATTGTCGGAGCACTGTCTGTACTAGGTGGCGTGGCAATTACTAAAAATTTACTAGTTGGCGGCCCAATCAATGTGTTAAATTACACAGAGTCTAGCTCAATTAACACAGGGTCTTTGGTAGTCAACGGCGGTGTTGGTATTGCTGGAAATGTAAATATTGGCCGAGGATTAACAATAAACGGACCGACTGATGTTAATATTTCGCCAGCAGGAGCAACAGTTTACCTAGAGCCTACAGTGGGCGGCAGTGTTCAGATCTATCCAAGTGTTACCACTGGTAATATTAATAATATGAATATTGGTAACGCTGTTCCAGCATGGGGGACATTTACCAATGTACGTATTACTTCAAATACTTCTGCTACAAGTTTAGGCACCGGCGCATTAATTGTAAACGGCGGTGCTAGTGTTAGCGGAGACTTCTGGTTAGGCGGAATCTTACACGCCAGTATCAGTGGCGGAGCAGGTCAAGCCAATAATATTGCTGGAGGTACCGCAGGCGCATTAGTATATCAAGTGGCCAGCAGTTCTACTGGGTTTATCACCATTGGTCCAAGCAATTCTGTATTAATATCAAACGGCTCTAATCCTTTATGGTCAAATACACTTACTGTAACAACTCTTAATGTTGTTGGCACCGCCACATCAACTAGTACAACAACTGGTGCGGTTACTGTAGTAGGTGGCGTTGGAGTACAGGGGAATATTTACAGTGCTGACGGTAATCCGCAACAAAATTATTTGTTGTATACACCAAAAGTCACTGTAACTGGTACTGGAATCCCACCAGCAAACCCAAATATAGGAGATTTTTGGATTGATACCGTAGCCGGTGGACAGCTACAATACATTCAAGATGGAACCAGTACATTCTGGATCCAGATAACAACAATTTAAAGGCAAAGACATGACAACATTAGGTTTTCCAATTTATGCTTCCGGTACAAATGTCGGAGCAACCTATACCCTAAACGGGGTAACCTATACGTGGAATGGGTATGCTTGGTACAAAACCAACCAAGGTCCAATCAATGCTACCACAGTGACTGGCGGCACCATAGTTATTGGAACGGGCACACAGACTGTTATTATTAATAATGGAAATATAACTATCAACGGAAGTAGTGTGCTGACAACAAGTTCGTTAATATCAGTATTTTCATCTGGCACAGACATTTCAATTGTCTATGACACTCTAACACAAAAAATTGTTGTTAGCGATACATCTACTTTCCAAACTGTTACTAATCGTGGCGCAACCACAACTAATATTGTAACATTTGCTAATACCACTAATTCTATAGGTACTACATCTGGTGCGGTAGTGGTAGCTGGTGGAGTTGGCATTGGTGGTGATGTAAACATAGCCGGTACTATGTACTCAGAGCACGTTCAAATAGCACATGCGGTTTTTGATACAACAGCTACATTAGTCACAACTGCTTTGCCAGCGTTAATTGACTCTTATCCTGTAAATCAGTTTAGAAGTGCAAAATATCTAATACAAATAGACGACACAAACAACAATAATTACCAAGTATCTGAATTATTAATGCTAGTGGCTAACACTGGCACTGGATGGTACGGTACTAGTTTGCTTGAATACGGTATTAATACCAATGGAGGTGAAATCGGACAATTTAGTAGCCAGGTAAATACTGCTACGAACCCGCCGACAGCTGAGTTATATATAACCATGTATGCTCAATCACAAAAAACTGTCCAGGTTCTAAGAACTGCGATTACACCTTAACGGAAAATACTGTGGCAATAATTCCTGCTAGTCAAGACTTTATAATTAAGAACGGTTTAATTGTCTTAGGACAAAATGCCGTTACGGATTCACAAAATCAAATTGGAGCGTTGCAAGCCTATGGCGGCGCGGCAATTGCACAAAACTTAATTGTAGGAACAACTGGTACATTTGGCGATGCATTATTTGTAACTACGACTGCTACGATTGGTTTAGATTTATCCGTAGGTGCTGGTGCAAACATTAGTCAAGGATTAATTGTAGGAGGTCCTGCATCTTTTGGTGATACTGTTAGTGTACAAAATACTACAACACTACAAGATTTAACGGTACAAGGTGCATTAAATGTTGCCGGCGGAATTTCTTTAACTGGCGCACTAAATTTTAGTGGAACCAGTACTTTCTCAAAAAATCTTATTGTTAATAGCACATTATCTAGCCTTACAACAATAACATCCAATGCCATATATGTAGCAGGTGGCGTTGGCATTGAGAACAATTTAGTTGTAGGTGGGCCTGTTTTATTTAAAGACACTGTAACATTCAATGGTACTGCTACCAATGTACTGTCTTCAAACACTTACTATACTGATAACCTACTTGAGCTTCATGTACCAAATGCGGGTGTATACACGCCGTGGGCGTTTGATGACGGGAAAGACATTGGATTTAGGTTCCATTACTTTAACGGCACAGATACAAATGCCGCACTTGTGCTGGCCAATGATACAAAATATTTAGAATGGTATAATACTGGTGCAGAAAGCACATTAAGTAATTTTACCAGTGCAACTTACGGCACATTTAAAACTGGTGCAATTAAACTTGTATCTGGAAAGCCAAGTTTAGGCAGTACTAATACTGGAGATTTAACTGTTGTTGGTGGCGTTGGCATATGGCGTGATTTAACTGTCGGATCAACTGCAACAATTTCTGGCCCACTAACTGTTAATAGTTCTGCAACAATAACAGGTAATTTAACAGTAAATGGTTCAATATTTGGTACAGTTACTACAGCTACATTTGCTAATTCTGCAAATACTGCAACAAACTTGGCAGGTGGAGCCTACGGTAGTTTACCATATCAGAGTAATACTGGTACTACAGCATTTTTACCAATTGGTGCCAACGGTACTTTATTAACTGTTGTTGCGAATTCATTAACATGGGCAAGTGCTAGTGGATCCACTGTTGGATTTGCGTTAACTTCTACAAACTTATTAGCAGGTACCGCAGGTGCTGTGCCGTTCCAAGCATCGCCCGGTGTAACAGCATTTGATGGCGCTAACTTTTATTATACAAATTCTGGAACTACAACTGCTACGTTAAATGTAGAAAACTTATCTATATTTGGTTCTACACCAGGCACATTTACCGGAACAGGCGCACTGTCTGTAACAGGCGGTGCCTATTTTGGCAAACAAGTTTATATCAACGGAACTAGTACAGGTGCGTTAACTGTTGTTGGAGCATCAAGTTTTGGTGGAACCGTTACCTTAACTGGCTCAATTAATGGAGTATCTACTGGCTTAGGTACATTAGTTTTAACAAACGGTGGTATATATGCACGCCAAGATTTGTATTCTGGCGGCACTGTTACTGGTGCAAATTTACAAGATAGAACACTGGGTGGTAATAATTTAGTTTACTCTGATGTTTCTGGATTCTTACAAAACGCACAGCCATACTATAACACATTAACAAACATTATTGTTGGTACAATTACACAAGCCAACAATTTAACCGGCGGTTCAACCGGAGCAATTCCTTTCCAAAGTACCTCATCATCAACAACGTTTGATATCGGTAACTTGTATTATTCATCTAGTACATTGTTCACACCATCATTAAATGTAGCAACATCGGCTACAATTGGTGGAAACCTATATGTTGATGGAACAATCTTTATTCAAGGCGTTGGCGTTGAAACAATTACCAGCACTACTGGCTCGTTTAGAGATGTAGTTTCTACTGGTACAATCTATGCAAATAATATCACTGCCACTGATGTTTTTGCAGTAATTGGTACATTTACTAATTTAACAGTATCAAATACTTTAACATCTAATGATGTACAATCTACGACATTAGAAGTTAGCGGACAAACTACTTTAGGTAATACAACTGCTACCAACGTAACAGTTACCAACTTAACTGTTACTGGATTATCCACTATTGGATCCATTGGATTTACCAACGCTACTGCAAATAACTTAACTGTTACCAATGTATTGACTGTGGGTAGCTTGATAACTGCAACTAATGCAGTGTTTACAGGTACTGTAAACATGTCAGGATTGACAGTTACAAACACAATCAACGGCAATTACATAATTGGCAATTACTTGCAGTCCAACGGCAGTGCATTAATTAACAATACATTATCTGTAGTGAATACTGCTACAGTTGGCAGTGTAATTTCTACCAGTACGCAAGATGCCATTTCTACAACCACTGGCAGTATTGTAAGTTCTGGTGGAATTGCTATCGCAAAGAGCATATATGCCGGCGGCCCAATAACTGTTGGTACTACACTATCTGCCCCTGGAAATGTAGTTCCTGCGTTATACAGCAATAATACCGTAGTAGCCAGTTATACAAGTAATACAATAAGCGGTTCAAGCCCTGTTAACTTGGATAGTTATAATGCAACTACATATAGAACAGCTAGATATACTGTACAGGTAGTAGATCAAGTTAACGTTTCAACTACCAGCTGTCATATTACAGAATTAACTGTGTTCCACGATGGTGTAAACGTGTATATCAACGAATACGGAACTAGCACAAATCGTGGAGAACTTGGCGGATTTGGTGCCAATTTAGTAAGCGGACAAGTTGTGCTAACCTTTACACCAGTCAGCGCAACGTCTATGACAATCAAAGTTGTTAGATTTGGTATAACAGCCTAACCACATTTTCCTTTTCACGCTAAATATAGCGTAACCAGCCGTTACGTGGAAAGGGAAACTAATGGCAACCATAGAAAATAATTTTAAGGTCAAGAACGGCCTTATAGTCAGTAATACCGCGTCAATTTTAAGCACTGCTTCCAATGCCTTAACGGTCTCGGGCGGCGCAAATATAGGTGGGAATTTAGTTGTTCAAGGTTCAGTACAAGTAAATGGTACTGTAACTTCTATTGAAAGTACCAGCGTTGACATCGGTACAAACGTAGTATATCTAAGTACACTATCCACTGTATCAGCATTACAAGCAATTGGATCAGGAATAGTAGTTGGTACAGATCCAAATAATACCACAAATACACAAACTTGGATAAGTTTAACCTTTGATGGATCCTCAAATTGGGCATCCAAGGGCGGAATTTATCCTAGCACAAATAATTTTTACGGATTAGGCTCAAATTCTAATGCCTGGTCTAGTCTTTATGTTCAAACCGTAGTAATTAAAGGGTTAACTACAACAACAAACGGGATAATGTACGTTGATGCCAGCGGAACATTACGTACAACCACTGCTACTTGGAACGCAGGAACTGGTCAAATTCAAGGTTCTATCACCACTGCTACAACTGCAACTTACGCAGGTAATTTATTAGGTGGTGCTGTTGCTAGTTTGCCGTACCAAAGCAATATAAACCAAACTGCTATGCTGCCACTTGGTGTAGAAGGGCAAGTTTTAGCGGCTGGTACCGGAACATTATATTGGGCGTCCTTAACTGGTGTTACTGTTAGTACTGCTACTAACTTTAGCGGTGGTGGTCCTGGCGCGATCCCATTCCAATTGGCATCTGGATCTACATCTTATGATGATTTATATTTTAGATATTCATATGCGGGCAGTACTGCATCTTTATTAGTTACACAAAATATAGCAGTTCAGAGCGGATCAAGCGCAACCAGTCAAGTTACTGGTGCTTTACAAGTCACTGGCGGTGTTGGGGTTACTGGAGCAATCTATGCGGGTGCCATTTATAGTAACGGAAATGCTGTTTTAAGCAGTACTGGAACCAATACTGGGTATGTAAGTGCTGTTCTTGGTGGAACAGATATTAACGTTAATACAACTACGGGTGTTGTAACAGTCAGTGATACTAGCACTTTGCAAAGTGTTACTGGACGTGGAAATAGTACAACTAACGTTGTTAAAATTTTAAACACATCGGCAAGTTTTAGTACACAATCTGGAGCATTAATTGTTACCGGCGGTGTTGGCATTGGTGGAACTGTTTATGCTGGAACAATGTACAGTAACGGCAACCAAGTTCTTACCAGCGGTGGTGGTGGAAGTGGCTATGTAAGTAGCGTAACTGCTGGTACAGATACAGCCGTGACTACCAGTACTGGTGCTGTGGTTGTGTATAGTACTGCAACATTACAAAGTATTACTGGCAGAAGCAATACTACAACATTCCCTATCTACGCTGGACAATTATACGATAGTAATAACAGAGTTGTTACAAACGTAACCCCAGTAAATGGCACAGCAATTAGTATCACCAACGTAACATCTACTGGCACAGCAACAACATTCACAATTAATAACTTAGGTGTAACATCTGCTGCCGGTTCAACTTATATCAGTGTCAGTACTAGCACTGGGTCAGTAACCATTACAAACTTAGGAGTTCAAACATTAAGTGCTGGAACAGACACAGTAGTAACGTCAAATACTGGTACTATAACAGTTTATAACACAAGCACATTACAAAGTATAACTGGTCGCGGCGCAACTACTACAAATAAAATTCAGTTTTTGAATACTGCTAGTAGTACTAGTACGGCAACTAGTAACTCGGTGGATATTCAAGGCGGCTTATGGGTCAACAGGGACTTATCAGTACAGGGAGTAATCAATGCTTTTACTGCTACAGTTACACAAATTTATGGAACAAGTGGTCAATTCTTTGGAGATCCTACAGGTTCTGGAGCATTGTATGCAGGTATTCCATCCGGATTTACTCCACTGCCAGGGACTGTACTACAACTTACTGGTAATATTTCCGACTACATTCAAACAAACTTCCAAAATATTGGAGACGGGCCTACTGCCAGTGCTGATTGGGTAGCAACTGCTAACAATGGATCTAACTATACTGGGTTCATTGACATGGGTATTGCCAATAGCAGTTGGGATGGTAGTCAACAAGGTAGTATTGGTTGGGCCGCAGGTGCAAACGACGGGTACTTATATGTTGCCAGCGGCACTGGGGTTGGCAACGGCAATTTAGTTTTAGGATCAATTAGCACAGGATCGCAAGTAAAAATTAGTGTTGGGGTACCAAGTACAGGTTCTTGGGTAGCAGTATTCAACCCTGCTGGCACAGTATCAACTAGCACAACTACTGGTGCTATGATTATTAAAGGCGGTGTTGGTATTGGCGGTACCGTTAACGTTGGCGGCAATATTTACGTTAATGGTAATGCTGTATTAACTGGTAGTGGAACTGGCACTTCTTACGTGACTAGTGTAAATGCAGGTACAGATACGGCAGTAACCACAAGTACTGGAAATATAGTTGTTTTCAGTACTGCCACTTTACAAAGTTTAACCAACAGAAGTAACTCTACAACAAATGCAATCTATGCTAATGGATTATACGATACTAAAGGTAGAGTTGTCACAAGTGTAACGCCATCTGGAAGCACATACATCGGTGTTTCAAATGTAGTAACTACTGGCACAGCAACGTCATTTACAATTAACAATTTAGGTGTAACTAATCTTTCTGGAAGTTTGAATTTAGGAGCATCAAATAGTACTGGTTCTATTACATTAACTAACTTAGGTGTAACTGCTACCATAGCAGGAACAGCAATTAGTGTAAGTGCAAATACAGGTTCAGTTACTATTACAAACTTGGGTGTAACTGCTACAATTGCAAGCGCCTATATTGGAGTAAGCTCAAATACAGGTAGCGTAACTATTACTAACTTAGGTGTTCAAACACTGACAGCTGGTACAGATACTGTAGTAACATCAAATACTGGCACTGTAACAGTTTACAACACAAGTACATTACAGAGTGTGACTAATCGTGGTGCAACTACTACTAACACAATTAACATTACAAATTCTACACAAAGTACTAGCTCTACAACTGGTGCATTGACTGTTACTGGCGGATTAGGTGTACAAGGTAATATCTACGGTGGATTAATTTATAGTAATGGACAGCAAGTATTAACATCTGGAGTTGGCGGAGGCGGATATGTTGTCAGTATCGTCGCTGGTACTGATACAGCAGTAAGTACAAGCTCTGGTAACATTGTAATATGGGATACAAGTACATTACAAAGTGTTACAGGTCGCGGAGCAACTACTACAAATATAGTTTATATCACAAATACTGCTTCTAGTATAAATTCCACTACAGGTGCTTTACAAGTAACTGGTGGTGTTGGTATTCAAGGCGACTTAAATGTCGGTGGTAATATTGTAGCTACAACTATTACTGCTCAGACATTAATAATAGATTTTACCACAATTACCCAATCTTTAATTGTTAGCCCAGACATATTCACAATCACTAATACTACAACATCTGTTTCAACCACAACTGGTGCATTGGTCGTTGCTGGCGGTGTTGGTGTTCAAGGCGGCTTAAATGTCTGGGGACCAATTACAAGCAATGGTATAACTGTTGGATACGGATATAGTGGATCATTTGGATATACTGGTAGTAGAGGTTTTACTGGTAGCCAAGGGTATGCTGGATCTGCTGGATACAATGGCAGTGTTGGATATACAGGCAGCGCTGGATATAATGGCAGTGTTGGCTACACTGGTTCACAAGGATATGCCGGTAGCGCTGGATACAACGGATCAATGGGATATTGGGGTTCAGTTGGTTATACTGGATCACAAGGTTACAGCGGAAGTCAAGGTTATTGGGGTTCTGTAGGTTATACTGGTTCACAAGGATATGCAGGTAGCGCAGGCTACTGGGGCTCAGTGGGTTATACTGGTAGTACTGGACCACAAGGACCACAGGGTTACACTGGCTCGATGGGATATTGGGGTTCTGTAGGTTATACTGGTAGTCTTGGATATTCTGGATCAGTAGGATTTACTGGATCAGTTGGTCCACAAGGACCACAGGGTTACACTGGCTCGATGGGATATTGGGGTTCTGTAGGTTATACTGGTAGCGTTGGCGCACAAGGACCACAAGGTTACACTGGATCAGTTGGTCCACAGGGGCCACAAGGTTACACTGGATCAGTTGGTCCACAGGGGCCACAAGGTTACACTGGATCAGTTGGTCCACAGGGGCCACAAGGTTACACTGGATCAGTTGGTCCACAAGGACCACAAGGCCCGCAAGGTTATACTGGTAGTGTCGGACCGCAAGGACCGCAAGGACCACAGGGTTATACTGGATCAGTTGGTCCACAAGGACCACAAGGATTTGCTGGATCTATGGGTTATTGGGGTTCAGTTGGATACACTGGATCAGTAGGTCCACAAGGACCGCAAGGTTATACTGGCAGTATTGGATATAGCGGTAGTGCTGGTCCAAGCAATATTATTAATGCTACAAGTACAGCATCTAATACTCTGTACCCTGTAATGGTTGGAACTATTGGCAGTAATCAGACTGCTTACGCTACAACAAACCTTTCATATAATGCTGCCACAAACAGCATTTATATTGCTGGTGATTTGTATATTGATGGACAGCAAACATATATTAACAAAACAAACTTGGCCACAGGCGATGCCACGTTGACATTCAGTACCAGCAGTGCTAGCGCAGCCACAGCTGCCAATAGCGGTATTCAAGTAGGGTCTACTAGTACACCTTACGCAAGTTTCCTGTATGATGGCAGTGCCAACTGGGTAGTTGGTGGCAGCGCAGCCACCGGATTAAAAGCAGCCAATATCACTGATACAGGGTTGTCAGCTAACCAAGTCACTTATGCTGGTACAGGCGGCCTATTGAGCGGCAATAATAATTTAACATGGAATGGAACCACATTAACAGTGACAGGAACATTGAGTGTGGGCGGTACTGTGAGTCTCACCCAGCCCACACCAATAAACTTTGCTAACGGTCAATACATAAAAGACAACGGCAGTGGCGGATTTGTCCAATATAGTGGTGCGGCTTTCAATATTAATGCTGTGGGTGGCATCACAATGTCTCCAACATCCACCAGTTATGCTCAACAACAAGGGGCACTGCTCAGTGTAAATGGCCCTGCCTATATTACTGGTATTACCACCGTTACTAACAACATGGTAATAGGTGGAGGTTCTGCGATCAGCGGTGGCTCAGGAGCCAATTGGTTGACATTGTACGGCAATGGGTCGGGATCTAGTTATTCTGGTGGCCTTGTTTTCCAATGGGGTACCACATCCACAGGCTATGCTTATTATCAATCGGGTTATCTAGTTCATCAAGCAGGCGCAGGGGTTGGACATCAATTCTATGCCAATAACTCAGTAGTGGCTACAATTACCACTAACGGCGCATTTGCGTTTGGATCAAGCGCATCTGCTTATGGTAGTGCTGGTCAGTACCTAATGAGTAACGGCAACGCATCTCCTTCTTGGAACACAATCAGCGTTTCAACAGTTAACTTGACACAAGTTTCCAGTGGCGCAACACCGCAGTACATGGTATTCGCTAACACATCAACTGGTTCGGCAACATTAGAAGCCAATGGTCCAAGCGGAATGGTATATATCCCAACTGGTAATAAGTTTGGTATGGGTACTAGTGCTCCTGCTGACACTGACGTTTATGGCGGAGCAGTATTAGATGTCTACGGTCCATTGTACACACGACAATCTGGCAGTGCTGGTAACCGTATGAGTATGGGTGTTAGCGGCGGTATTGCCTACGTTGACGTTACCACTGGGTTAGGTATGCAGACACAGATATCTGGTGGCACTGTGATGAATTTGGATACCAGCGGTAATCTACAAATCAGTGCTAACTGGACAGCACCACAACAAGGCGCAAAACTAAGTGTTCAAGGTGGTGGTTATTTCAGTAGCATTGTTACTGCTACAACATTCGTTGGCGCATTTAGTGGTGGTGTTAGCCAAGTTCAAACTCAAGCCAATGCTACTAACGCAACTAATTATCTAACATTTGTTAGTGCTAATAACGCAAGTCCATCAGCACAGTCGGTGTATACTACCAGCACCCATGTCATTAACCCAAGTACAGGTTATATAGGCATTGGTACAAGCAATCTTGTTTCGCCACTGAATGTATATGCTACTCAAGCATTAGGTGGCACTGCTGGAAATTATACTCCAGTATTGTCAACGCAAGCAAGTGGCGGTACTAGCAACAATGTGTACTTTCAAGAATGGCGTACTAGAGCCAGTGCTGGTACAGATTGGACAACAGAAAAAATTACTCATGGAGTTTGGGTCGATGCTTCGTTTACCACTCCTGCTACAAGTTTAACTTGGCACGAACGATATCCTAACGCAGGCACGCAGGCATGGGGTAATGGCGCATCTACCTTTATGTTCCTTAATAGTAGTGGCTATTTGGGATTGGGCATAACTAACCCAAGTTATCAGTTAGTGGTGTCTAATGCTGGTGCCGCTGGTATAGAAATCAGCCCAACCAGTGGTATTAACAGCGGCGGATTTGTACAGGCCTATAATAGAACCACATCGGCATACTTTGATTTAACATATTATGCTACTGCTCATCATTGGACCAATGGCAATACTGAAGTTTTACGTCTAACTAGTACTGGACAATTAACTCTAGGAACAACTAGTCCATATACTACTGGTGGTACAGCGGCTCTAACAGTCTATGATGCGGGCGCAGGTAGCAGTCCTTCTATTGCTGTTGGCGCAAGTAGCAGTGATGAAATGTATGTGAGAAGATTGTCAGCTGGCAACTATCAACTACAATCTGTACAGTCTGGTAGCAATGCGGGTAGTATACAACTACAGCCCTATGGCGGTGGCGTATTAATTGGTACAGCCACTCCTGGAAGTTACACACTACAGGTTGTTGGCAGTTTTGCGGCTTCAACCAAATCTTTCGTAATTGAACATCCAACACGTCCAGGATACGATCTACGTTATGGTAGTTTAGAAGGACCAGAAAACGGTGTTTATGTACGTGGTAGACTAAAGGGCAATAGGATTGAACTTCCAGATTACTGGACTAAATTAGTCGATCCTGACTCGATTACTGTAAACTTGACTCCTATAGGCAAACATCAAAAATTATATGTTGAAGAAATTAAAGACAATGTGATTATCATAGGTAATGATAACTTGTTTGGTAAAACTGTAGACTGCTTCTACACAGTGTTTGGCGAACGCTGTGATGTTGAAAAACTGGTAGTTGAAATCCAAAAACCACAAGTTTAACTTTATGGTAAATATAAGACAATATGGAATTAACAAATGGCACTGACCGATAAAGACATTGTAATAACCCCCAATAAAGGCGCATCTGCTACAACGCCATCCACAATTAACTTTGTAGGAGCAGATGCCAGTAATAGTGCTTCGATAACACTACAGGTATTCAATAATGGTACTACTGGTATACTGGGATTTTTAGGTAATACCACAGGTAACCCTGCGATGGCTATTACTGATACTGCTACGCAAAAAGTGGCAATTGGTAGCACAGCCACATCGGGGTCTTACACACTTACTGTGACAGGTACTGCTGGTGCTAGCACCGCCATGTATGCGCCAGTGTATTATGATACCCTAGGTAGTGGGGCTTATTACATTACATCAGCAGGTACTAGCCACGTACAGGCAATTAGTGCTTTAGGCACTGAAACTAGCACACATGATCCTTATGGTTTGATTGCTGTTACTCGTGGCACTGCTTCAAATTATTCATACTACGGACTAACACGTCAGGGTACTGTTGGTATGGGTATAGGTATTGATACTAGCAATAATTTATGGTTTGGTGGCACAACTGGCGGTATTAATGCCACAAGAAATAGCATATATTTTTACACTGATCTTAGTGGCAACGTTTATGCCAACACCAGTTTCCGTGCTCCTACATTTTATTCATCCAGCAACTCTGCTTATTATCTAAATCTTAACGCAGCCACTGGAACAATTTTAAGCACTGCGGCCAGCACAGATACCTTAGGTTACAATCCCACATACGGCATTTATATTGGTGGCACCCCCAGCGGCGTTTACTTATACAACGGTGGAACTAGTGGTTATCCTAACAGCCCTGTTTGGGTCAAAGGTGGTACTGCTTATGCTGTGTTAACCAGCGGTAACGTGGGTAGCTATGCTATTGGTACTTCTGGCGGCACAATTACTGGTCAGTTAGATATTAGTTTTAATAACAGCACTGTTATTTCTACCTATGCCAACGTAGGTAATGCACAACTAAGATTAGATAACCCTACAGGCAGTCAGTCACACATTGTTTGGACTTACAATGGTTCTTTACTAGGAACTCAGCGTGTTGATAGTTCAGGCAACATGGTTTTAAATGCCAATAGCAGTAACTTTTATTTTAACAATGATTTAGCAGTAGGGTCATCTATTAAATTAGTTGCTGTAAACGCTACATTTTTAACTGCTAATAACAGCGGTAACGTAACATTCCCGCAAAACTTTTATGGCCCAAGATTTTACGATAGTAATAACAATGGTTATTATGTAGTGCCTAGTGGAACTTCTGTGTTAAATGCCGCTAACTTTGGTGGCACTGTACAGTTTGGTCCAACTTCTGGTTCAAGTTATAATGAAAACATGCGATTGGTTCGTAGTAGTGCTGACAGTTATGTTAGTATTGCCATGGCAGCAGACACCAGCGGTAGTGGTAGTATTGCTGGGCAATTTACACAATTAGTTTATCCTAGCGGAACCAACGGCGGTGCCTTTGCCATTCGTTCTAACGGCACTGATGCTTTCCAAATTAGCACAACACCCAACGTGACTATTCCCACTGGCAGTTTGTATGTGTCCACAGGCAACAGCTATGTCTACGGTACAATGTATGATTACCAAAATGCCGCCTACTATCTAAAACCCAGTGGCACCAGTAACCTAAACATTGGTTATTTTGCTGGATACTTACAAGCATCCACAGTACTACAGGTTAATGGCAGCGGATTGGCTGTACCAACCAGCTACAAAAATGTACCTGGCATAACACCTGGTACAAGCGGCAATTGGATCCGCGGTAGTAGTAGTATTATTCAAGCAGGCGCACAAAACACGGACGGTAGTGGTTGGAGCTATGGTAGTAGATTTGCCAGTGTGGACTATGGTAATGGTTTAAGTACCAGCATTGACATGTTGTATGCGGCTGGCTGGACCAACGATGTAATGACATGGAGCGGCCGTAGCGGTAGCATTGGTAACGTAGGTATCAATCAAACCAATCCCACACATAAATTACATATCTATACAGGTAATACTGAAGATGGTATTATCATTGATGCTGTTACATATCCAGAAATTCTATTTGCCACACAAGGCACCACTAGAGGCTATTTGGCTTGGAGTAATAATAATGGTGGTTACGGAGCAAGTAACGCCGGCATGGTTATGCAGTCAACTGGTAACTATACTACATTTATCACAGGCAATGGCAGTTATCAACCATTAATATTGAGCACAAACAATGCCTACCTGACTGGTACATTGTATGATAACTCTAACTCTGCTTATTATCTAAAACCCAGTGGTACCAGCAACCTTAACCAGTTATACACATACGAGTTCTTAAAGAGACACAACAGATACAACACCGGCGAAGCATACCCAGTAAGCTATCACAGTGATGGTGATCTAGTATGGAGTCTTGATCCAACCTGGGACAACACTGAACTTCAAACGTATTTTGGTAGTAGCAGTATCAGCTGGGTAGCAGACAGTACAGCACCTGGCGGATACGCAATTAATATTCCTGTCAGTGTTAACGTGGCATCTAATACCTACGGTAGCGGCTTCCCGATGATTCCAATTGACAACGTAGATGACATATTCTACATGGAAGTTTGGATTAAAAGTACTAGTGGTAGTCCATATCACTACATGGGTAGTATTGATTACAACGAAAGTTTTGGTAATCTAGGTGGTAACCCTGGTAGTTATGGTTATTGGGTATTTGCTGGTAACGGTACAAGCACAACCTGGACAAAATGGTATGGTTACATAACTGGATTTGGTGGTAGTACTGGACAATTTAAACCCGGTGCCAAATATTGGACACCGCAGGCCTTGTTTAACTATAGTAGTAGCGGTGGATGCTATATTTCAGGATGGAAAGTTTTACGTGTAAACCGTCAAACTTCCATGGTTATTAATACACCAAATGGTAGCAGTGTGACTGGTAGTAGTAGTTCAATGGGTCAAACATTGACCATTAAACGTAGTAATACTCCTCTGTTGAATTTGGGATCATATCCGGGCGCATGGACCAGTGCGCTACAGATCCAGGACAACAACGCCAGTGCTTACATTTGGATGAGTCCATTAACAGGCAATACTCCAACATTGGCCACAAACTACGGTAGCATGTATTTTTACATGTCTGGACAAAATACAGGGTTTGCTGGCGCTATGTATAGCAACAGTTTCAGAAGTCCTATATTCTATGATTGGAATAATACTGGTTACTATCTAATCCCAAGCAGTACAAGTTACTTAAATGCCCTAAACATTAACTCTGGTAGTGTAAACAGCAACGGCCGTTGGCAGTTTGGTCCAAACAGTTCGTGGGGACAATACTTATTGATTGGTGGAAATGGTATTGACGGTAGTTATGCGCAGATTGCGGCTACCAGTGGTAACCTACACTTAGAAAGTTTAAGTAGTAGTTATAGTATATACTTAAACTACTATCGTAATGGTCCTGTTTACTTAATGGGTACAATTTACGCTAACGGTACAATTTACGATAACAATAACACCGGTTATTATGTTGTTCCCAGGGGTACTAGTAACCTTAACGTATTGTACACTGTTACTCATTATAACTATAACGATATTGTAACCAACCCTAACGGTAACAATAGTAGTCGTTATCAAGGCGGTATTAGCTTCTGGACCAGTGCTGGCGCAAGTACTAGTTACATGGCTTTCAAATACGGTCCATATTTAAACGGTCTACACGGCTATCAGTCAGATGGCTATGGTACATACTTTAGTATGGATACCAGTGGTCGTGCTTGGGTATTCTACAACGCAACTACAAACGCCAACGTGGCCAGTATTACCAACAACGGTGAAGCCTACTTCAACGGTAGATTGTATGCTGGTACTAGTACAACAAGTCCTATTTTCTACGATGCCAACGATAGTACTTATTTTGTAGATCCTAATAGCCGTAGCCGTTTAAGCAGTATCGACTACGGTAACAGTGGTTACTATTTTGCTGGTGGTGACTGGGGTTGGAGACACAATACTCCCTACGGTTGGATTGAATTTGGTCCTGCTAACGGTAGCTACGCACACATTTACTCTAACAGTGCTCCATTCTACTTTAACAACAACGTATTCCACGGTGTATTCTATGATTATAACAATAGTGGATATTATTGTTCTCCAGCTGGTACTTCAAACTTCAATACGTTATATATGCAGGGTAACTTTATCCCAGCCAGTAGCAACGGTGGCGGTGGTAACTTCTACTTTGGTAACCAATGGGGCGGCGGTGTAGGTGGGAATAACTCTGTAACTGGTATTGGATATAACGGCGGTTCTGGAAGTCAACTATTTACGTTCTCATCTGGTCCTGGGCAACTGTCTGTCCAAGTAGACGGAAGTTTGTTTGCTGGTGATAGTGCCACTGGTTGGAATCCCTTGGGTCTAAATGCCAGTTCCAACGGATATCTCAGTATTGCCAACAGCATGCAGAACGGTGGCAGTTCATATACTAACGGAAGTCACTACGTAAGTGGTTACTATTACGACTATGCCAACACTGGATATTACCTAAAGGCCAGCGGACAATCTGTATTAAGTTATCTATCTACACGCAGTGGTGCTATGGGTATATATCTAGGTTACTCAGACGAAGGCTCCATCAGTACCTACAACTTGGTGGGCTTGGGCTATAACGGCAACGACACCAACTACGCGATCTTCAAACCCACGGGTGGTTGGACACAGCCCTTATACATCCAGTTTTATACTGGTATAAGACACTACAGTCACCATGCTTATGACTCTGGCACCAGTTTCTGGAACATAGCCACTGGTACAAGAATGATGTGGATTGGAGGTGGTGATGACAACGTGCGTATACAAAGTAGTTTATTCATGTACGGTGCCCACTATGACTACAACAACACAAGCTATTACGTACAACCAGCCGGTGACAGCTACATGTATTCAATATATGCCGCTATTGGTGTACGCTTTGCTAGTAGCCAGGGTGATAGGATCAACGGCGCTCCATGGTACGGTATAGGTCAAAGCAATGTGGGTGGTTGGATTGGCGCTGGTATGGTACAGGTGGCCAGCTACTATGGTCTGCGACTACGTGGTAATGCCACAGTATTGGATCTAGATGGTCCTAACTATGGTAACAGCTGGATGTATGCCAGCGGTACTAACTTTGCCATTGACAACCAAATTCGTGCCAACATCTACTACGATATTAATAATACTGGCTACTATATGCAGCCACGTAGTACCAGTCAGTTCTACCTCATACAGGCCGCCAACTATATCTATAGTAGCAATCAGATATATGCCACTATCATGTATGACACCAATGATAGTAGCTACTACTGCGACCCTAACGGTACTAGCAGATTAAATTATATTAATGCCAACGCCTTGGGTGGACCAACTACCAGCGGAGCACAGATTGCAGGATACTATGGCGGTAGTGGTAACTACTATAGTGATTTCTACAACACTACTGCTGAACGCTATAGCTATGTGGGAGATATTCCAGGCGGTACAGCCAACCCAGGCAATACATGGTGGTTCAATACCAACTATCGTCATACCAACGGCGGCGGCTATTGGGGCACACAGGTAGCATGGGGTTGGGAAGATAACGCTAATAGACTGGCACAGCGTAACGTTAGTAACGGCAACTGGAGTGGTTGGGTCTACTACTTAAACAGTGGCAACTATACGGGCTATAACAGCTATGGTAGTATCTATTTTACCATTGGTTACGATAATAATAACAGTGGTTATTATATTGACCCAAATAGCACTAGCCAGTTAAGTTATGTTTTGGCAGACAACTGGTTTAGACCACAGGGACAGACTGGACTGTACTTCCAAAGTTATGGTTATGGGCTAGTATCAGTCAACGGCTATGGAAGTTATGGATGTACTTCCACATACGGTAGTGGATTAAACGGCTGGGCGGGCTACAATATTAGCTCTGGTAATACCACATTCATGGGTAATGGTGGTACATGGGGTATCTATAATGCCAACGGCGGCTGGGCAATCTATGGACAACCTAGTAATGCCACTGTGGGTATTAACGGCGGTAATAATAGTAGCTATGCGTTATTTGTCAACGGTACAGTATATGCCACCAGTAACGTGTATGCTTATTCTGATGCTCGTAGTAAAGAAAATATTATCACAATTGATAATGCTCTAGGAAAAGTTACACAACTTCGCGGGGTATACTACAACAGAACTGATCGACCAGAGGGCGAAGAATCAGGATACACTAGTACTCTAAATGCTAGAGAGTTGGGTGTGATCGCACAAGAAATAATGAGCATAGTTCCAGAAGCAGTTTCATACTCTAAAAATACTGATAGATACGGGGTCAATTATGGTAACTTGGCGGGACTTTTCATTGAAGCAATCAAAGATTTAAAGAAAGAAGTCAATGATCTTCGAGCCGAGTTAAATATGCTTAAAGGAAACTAACAAATGGCAATTACTAAAACTTCAGAAGTGGTAGGTATTAGATTTCACGCTGCATCAACACAGCCCACCATAGGCTTGGTTGCTGAAAAAGAAGATGTATTTTTTGTAGATAGTCTAGTTAGTTATACGGATTCTGACACCAATGTTACAACAACACAGATAGTATCAAATAGATTGAAAGCAAATAGTGATATTTCCAGTGAATCCACTGTAACTCAAGCTGTTTGGGGTATATTTTTTGCGGATACTGCCCAAGAACAGGCGGCAATTGCCTTGGCGGCAGCGGCAGCTTTGGCTGCGGCAACCAGTGCTACAAACACAGTTACCAACATAACTACATCTACATAAATAAACAATAATAAGCCAACATATCTTTAGGAGACAAATAATGGCAACTGATATTCCATCATCAACAGTAATGACCTTTTCCAATGGGTCAACTGGCACTGTTACCTACAGCTGGTCTGTAGTAACTTTAAAAACTCGCACAGAAGGGACTAATACCAATTCTGTAATTCACGCTCAATGGACCTTGACTGCTACTGATCAACACGGAAATGAAGGCAGTTTCCGCGGAGCAACACCATTTACCAGCATTGGATCTCCAGATCCGTTCATTCAATTCAGTGATTTAGATGAAGATACGGTGTTGGGTTGGGTTAAAGATATAGTAGTTGGCAGCTATGCCGAACACATCCAAGAGCAAATTTTTAAAGCCTTAGATGAAAAAGTTAACGCTACTGCTGAACCAACATTGCCATGGGCAAGTACATCTACAGTTGCTCCTCCTCCAGTTTGATAACTCAAGATATTAAATCTGGCCAATCCTAAAGTATAAGTATTGTTACCTATTTTGCAAAATAAGGAGAAAAAGGTATGAATGATCAAATGATCGAATTAAGTGTTGACATCAACACATTTAACATTATCATCCAAGGTTTGGATGAAATGCCTCACAAACTAAGCCGTCGTGTAATCGACGAACTAGCTCGTCAGGCACAACCACAAGTTCAACAACAAGGTGGCGCAATGGGCATGGCCCCAAATGCTGATGCTCCTCAAGGTCCATTGGGTAGCAAAGTTGTTAACTAATCAGTGATTGACTGAAAACTAAAAAGCCCCATTCATTGGGGCTTTTTTATTTGTCAAAATAATTATATCCTAATTCTCGATCAAATATTCGCCATACATAGACATCAAATGGCGCAATGATCATATTACCGCCTTGTCTTTTTAAATCTTCATAATTATTTTTGTAGTAATCGACGGCTGTTTGAAATTGGGGTGTGTTCTTTAAATAATAAGATGTTTTTTCTTTGGTTGTTTGCCAAAATTTGGTATCATAAGTAGACCCACCGTGATATATGAATCGATAAAACATAATCAATGATTCCATATCTTCTCTAGTGTATTTTATCAAGGCTTTTTTGGATACTTTGCCATTAATCATCAATAGATATCTCATGTTTAGGCTAGTGTAATATTCCATTGACATAGCTTCCATGGGTTCAAAGAACATAAATCTATTGCCATTTTTTAATATTCTACCATCTATCAAATTATCAGTGGCATAATAAGGATTGAATGCGTACTCTCTAAAATTAGTTTCTTCAGGATCTAATTGTAAAATATCACAAACGTCTTCAATAGCATCATTCTTGGATGTTATGTCGCTGTTGTACATATATCCCCAACCTTGCCTAGATTGAAGTGGGATGCCAAACATCCATCCATGTTTGTGTGCCCAATGATGGGTGTAGTTCCAATCTCCAGGCTTTTGTATAGCAGTGACCAGTGCGCTGTTCAGCGGTAGATCAATCATGGTATACCCCTTATAGTCTTTGGGGAACCCACCACAGTCAATAACATAATCGTATTGACTTATTTGATTATTGATGGAAACTTCAACAGATCTTTCAGTGTTTTTAAAATAATCCACAGTACCTTCATGAATAACAAATCTAGTAGGATACTTTTCTTTAAACCTCATGAAGGCAAAATCTTTAAGACGTGTATTATCAAAATGCAACGCATAGGCCTGGGGGATTAACCAACTATGAAAACTATGCTCACGCCAATTTGAATATTTGACACTGAATTTTACTGTGGCATCTAAATGATGGCTGTCCCTGGCAATGATAAAATCTGTGCCTTTAAAAAGAGCATTGGGAGCAAGAGTACTAGTTGCTTCGCCAACCCCTAAGATTGGTATTTTTGGATCATGTACAGAATGTATTTCCCAATCGTTGCCTAATCCTTCTAGCATTTGGCTCAGTGTCAAAATACCAGCCGAACCCACACCAATTATTAACATTCTTTTTTTCATAGTTAATTATAAATTAAATTAAGTCCAAAAGCAATTCTAATTTGGCTTTGACCACTCGATTGTTGAGACTGTTTTTTACCCCCGAGTGCAAGGGTTTGGGCCACGCACTGTAACTACACCAAGCATAGCTAGTATGTTCGTCATTTAGTACAGGAATAAACTCTTTTTCAACAATCAACACATAGGTATTGTATTGAAAATTATCATCGCTGGACACAAATAATTCTAGTGGAACTATTTTTTTTATTTTAGGTGGTTTACCCACTTCTTCCAGTATTTCTCTATGTAGCGCATCAACAGCAGTGACATCAGTGGGTTCTTTTTTGCCACCAACTAGTCCCCAAGTACCAGATGTTTTACCTTGATTTCTTAACAGTAATAGAAACCTTTTGGTGTCCTCGGCAAGGAATAGTCCGCCACTACAAATAATTTGATTTAAAGGATTAACCGCCATGATGCCTTATCGTATACACCATCGTAACTCTTGCCCCATTCGGTGCCGTTCCACATGTATTGTATACCCGTATAAGCATTAGTTATGTATGTTACGGTATTGTTGCCTACAGAATTGAATATAACACTCCATGATGATCCATTCCACTGTATAATGTCATTGGCATGGGCAACAAATCCTGACCCATCACTGTTTAACCATGCTGACGGGCCTATCACAGGCACAGAGTGTATGTCCTCTAAAATTAGATATCTAGTGCCTGCTACTTTGACACTGGGGTTAAATGTATCTGGATTAATAACAGCATCCACTGAACCTCTTCCATCAATAATGGTATTTTCAGGTATTGTGGCTGCATCAAAATTTAATATCATCTTTGTTTCATCTGTTGGACTTAGAGTCATGAATGCCACAATTTCTAAACCGTTGGGTTTCTTTAATCTTAGTTGGCTCAACCCTGCTGTAAATTTTCCTGGATACAAGCCTAATACTGCGTTCCAAGAAATTGGCGGCTGATTGGCATTTATGTCTAAATTAGTAAATGTGTTGGCCTGCAAAGTAGCAACACCATCTAAAACCAGCAAGTTATAATCAGTTGGTGTAACGACCACACTGACGTCTGGGGTGCCAAATATTTGAGCACCATAACCTGCTTCTAATCCAGATATTAATCCCTGTGTATCATCAAATACATTAGAAATAATCTGTGTAACAATGTTTAGTTGTGTGACATTGGCTGGAGGTGAAATCCATATAGGGCTTTCAAAAACCAAAGATGATATATCTATGTCTTGTTCTAGTCCTTGAGGAATTTGTCTGCTGGACCAATTACCTTGATCAGTCAAGGTCAATGTGATAAGACTGGTCCAGTCTACATAATTATCAGTGGTTTGTAAATTCAAACTAGGATTGAACACCATGGCAATTTGTTCAATTATTTGGAATTTTTGATCAGTGTTGCTGGTCCAAATATCTGCGGCGAAAGTTACCTTGTAGGGACTGGGCATGATTCTTTCCACAGTATAATTATTGCCTTGAGTGTTTAGCAAATTCCCATTGGCATCAAGAGCACGTTGTTGAAGATTGACTGTGCTAACAAATGTTGGATCCTGTAGTCTAGTGCGATCATACTTCATATCCTTGATGTAGCAGGCAATTAAAGGTGCGCTGGGCACTGTATTTTCACTGTTCTTTCTCAGTATCTGACCTACCTGTCTACTTAGGTCGCCGTAACGCACCGGTATCTGTGTAATTTTACCCGTAGCATCTTTATAACTGAAATTACTCATCAGTCGAATAAATTGTGTGATATATCGGCGCAGTTGGCCGTCATAAAAATGTTGCATTTTAGAGATCCGCTTTAGGTTTTAATACTTTACTCAATGGCTGACGCTGTGGGTATGTTAATCCATCATTCAGTGTTATGGTAGCAGTATTATTAATGAATCCAGTTTTTTCTGTTAGTCTAACCTGTTGTCCAGCAAACACTGTACCTGGCGCAACATCACTAGTACTAAAATTGTTCATGGTCATTCTAACATCTTTTTGCCATTGTATCCAATGTTTACCATCAAATCTATAAAGTACATTTGGCAAGTAGTCTGTTCTTAAAAAGAACTGACCCACCACTGCTCCGCCTGGAAATTCAATACCAGCGCTAAATGGTGCTCCATCAGGAGGTTGCGTGCCACCGCCGTTGGGATATGAAACATATTCAATCTTGCTAGGACTATGTAGCACAATACTGGCATCATAGGCAGGCTGTTCAATACTAGCATCTTGATCCATTGTTGACGCATCGGCAACATCTAATAACCCAGCATCTGTAAGAGGTACAATGTACAAGGGAGTAGTGTCAAATCCACTTTGTGGCGCATCTAATGTTGCTTGGGCAATAATTTGATTGTTAATATCAACACTTTGTTGATATGTACTCAGCAAGTCTCGTAATGTGCTGCCGTCTCCATTACCAGCATCTTGATCAAAGATTTGTTTGTATTCTTGACTATCTACTAGAGGTACACATTTAGCACGTAGTAAGTGCGGGTACCATGTAGGGCTATATCCAGCCGCTGGACGAGTAACATCTTGAACAACATAAAATCTTTTTAAGGCCACCAACGATTCGTCTAGTCCATACTCGTCTTTTAAGTGAGGTAATTCAATAACATCGCCAGGCATGATTTTTCTAGATAGCGCATCTACAGTGCCGCGTAGGTGAAACATGATAAAAATATTATCGTTACTTAAAAACATACCAAACTGACTTAGATTAAAATCTAAATCCTGCATGGTGTAGATCCCTCGGATAACATAAATGTCAGGAGCATAGTTTCTATCTCTATTTTCCATTAAAAGCACATCTTGGATACTTAATTCAGGAATAGGATTAGCACTAGTATCTGGAACTGCTGGGGTAGCAGTCCCCTCTGCTGGATTTACAGGTCCTAGATATTTGTGAACAAATACATCAGTCCCGCCAACTTGGAATTCTTCATTGATAATTCTATCAAGGAATCTAAAATCATTGCCCTTTTCGGGTTTGTATAAACTTAGACGAGGAATTTTAATTCTCCTTTGACAACCTTGCAATTATCACTGTGCCATCTTTTGTAATTACCTTTGGTAGTGATTTTACCACAGTGTTCACAAGTGTGTAATGGCATGTTTAATACACCTTGTCTTATTTTTTCTTTACGGTTAGAATCTAATTCTTTTCCGTACCCTGGATGATTTACACCGGATCGATTTTCTTTATTGTTAGCCCAAGATTTTTTTAATGACATTTTATGGGAATCTGTCTTAGGTTTCCCTAAACTAGACAAGCTGATATTTCTACGTTCCTGGTCAGTTTTCTTTCGTCCAACGTGTGTTTTTCGAATTTTAGCTTTGGCGTCTTCTGAATGTGTTTTACCAAACATTGGATTGTTATCACCGCTAAATTTAATACTTTTAACTTTTGCACCTTCTTTTTTGATATTTTCAAAAATTTTTGAAGTAACTTTGTATCTTTCTTGTCTGGGATTTTCTCTATATAACATGCAACTAAAGGCATTCCACATTTGATATCTATGTTTTTTATGGTCAACCATCTTAGTTAACAGCCAATGGCAAACAAAGTGCTCACGGGCAGTCAATGCTACCAAATTCTCTGATGAATTGCTGCCGCCCAAACTTTTAGGAACAATATGATGTTTTTCTGTGTAATCGCTGGTTATTCTGCTCTGTGCGTTGGCAACAATTGCATAATACCAGCGAGTGTACTTGTTGGTCAAAAATGAATTTAGTATTGGCATAGTAATGTATTTATGGCTAGCACACGGCTAAATATTATCATGAACGAAAATGAAAACGCCCGCCAACAAGTTATAGATTACATTAAGACTTTCCTAGGTGATGGGATGGTTGATGTAGAACTAGATCCCAAGCACTACAATGTTGCTATAGATCGAGCTCTTGCCAAATATCGTCAAAGAAGTAGTAATGCTCAAGAAGAAAGTTTTGGATTCCTGACTCTTCAGGTTAACCAGAATGACTATACTATGCCTAAAGAAGTAACTGAAGTTCGACAACTGTTTAGACGTAGTATTGGTAGTAGATCAGGTGGCGGCGACGGCGGTAGTTTATTTGAGCCGTTCAATTTGGCATACTCTAACACATACCTATTGGCATCAACCAATATGGGTGGATTGGCCACTTACTATGCGTTTGCCAGTTATCAAAAACAAGTTGGTAAAATGTTTGGTAGTGATATTAATTTCACCTACAACAGAACTAACAAGGTGCTTACTATATCGCAACGCCCACAGTCCGAAGAAGAAGTATTAGTTTGGATGTACAACTATCGTCCAGATTTTGATATTCTAGCAGATAATTTTGCTGGACAATGGATTAAAGATTTTGCCTTGGCCAGCGCTAAGATTATACTAGGCGAAGCTCGTGAAAAATTTGCCACTATTGCTAGCCCACAGGGCGGCATTCAATTGAATGGTACTGCCCTTAAAAATGAAGGCAAAGCAGAATTAGAAATTCTAGAACAGGATCTAATTAACTACAAAGAAGGCGGAACACCGTTGACATGGGTTACTGGTTAATGCTATACTAGTTCAATGAAACCCATTGAAATATTTTACCACGTCTTTATTCCTGCCGACACTAGATACACCATGTGGAATTGGTGGATCGATCAGCAATTACAACTAATACAAAAATCTAAATTACACACCATAGCCCGAAAGGTTAATATGGCTATAACCATGCCTCAATATTTTGGAGAAATTTCTCCTGGGACTGGTATTCCATTTAGATTGGACCGCAACAAGAACATTGCGGTTACCTTTATTTCCAAATTAAGAGAATATATCAGCGTCCGATATCCGTGGGTTGATATTATAGATATCAGGGATACCGGCGAAGTTAATATATTTGAAGGGCAAACACTTCACTTGCTATGGAATAAAAGTCAAACAGATGATTTTGATCTTTTATATCTACATACCAAGGGTGTTGTCAGTGCTACTCCACAGGTAGCATGTTGGCGGGAAATATTGAACCACTACTGCGTAACTGAGTGGCCCACCTGCGTTAAAATGTTAGAAAATTGTGATCTTGTTGGTGTAAAAGATTTACGCTCTGATGAAAATAATACAGTTAGCGGTAATTTTTGGTGGTCCAAGGCAAGTCATATACGCACACTACCAGATCCACTAGCAGGTAACGATTCTGGCAGATATTATTACGAACACTGGATCAAATTAACCAATCCATCAACACAGTTCATTGTAGATACTGAAACCGATCATCACGATGATTATTGTTTCCTGGAAAATTTACTGAAAAAAAATCCTTGACTGGTTTAACATTTCTGTAATAAAATAAATTATTAACTGGGGGATACTATATGATCATTGGTGTGTGTGGTTTTATTGGGTCAGGTAAAGATACTATTGCTGACTATTTGACAAATTTTCATGGTTTTCGAAGAGAAAGTTTTGCCGGTAGTTTAAAGGACGCAGTAGCACAAGTGTTTGGTTGGGATCGAACTATGTTAGAAGGTCGAACTAATTCTGCCCGTGAATGGCGAGAACAAGTGGACACTTGGTGGGCCGAACGGTTAGACATGCCACACCTAACCCCACGTTGGGTATTACAATATTGGGGCACAGAAGTTTGTCGCAATGGTTTTCATGATGATATTTGGATTTCTGCTCTTGAAAACAAATTACGCAACAGCAAGGACGATGTTGTTATCAGTGATTGTCGATTCCCTAACGAAATTAAATCAATCCGCGATGCGGGCGGTATTGTTATTCGGGTAAAGCGTGGCCCAGAGCCTGACTGGTATCGAGATGCCGCAGACATGAATGCCGGAGACCACTGTATAAATTGGGCACTTGCTTCAAATCGAATGAGACAACTAGGTATACATGCATCAGAGACTGCTTGGGTAGGTACCAAATTTGATCATGTTTTAGAAAATGACAGCAGTATAGACAATTTATATGCTCAGGTTAGATCATTGATTAAAAGTCCGGAGTTAGGGCCCCTTGACGCCAGCGAACGCCCTCTTTATGTAGGACTCGTTGACAATTGGCACACACCGTCTTAAGATTCAAGACGCTGTTGTTCATTAAATTTCCATCAATATGGAACACATCAAACTGTTCCATATGTTTGCTACTGAATCCACATTTATCACAGGCATTCTTCTTTTTATAGCCTGCTAGAGCCCATAACGGGTTTCCTTGTTCACGGCTTCGGCTACAGTGATCACACTTAGACCTATAATAAGGTCTTCCTTCTTTATAGTAGTTGACTGCTACTGGTCTTTGTCGACATATCTTACATAAATTTCTCATACCCGCCCTTTTCGTGCCCTTTTGTCATGGTATTTACCCTGGTTTTTTTCTAATATACAGCTAAATAAAACAAAGTAATCCAATTAAGGAGATTTAAAACATGGCTACAGTATTAGGTTCCCCAGGCGTAAGCGTAACGGTAGTAGACGAGAGTTTCTACACACCGGCAGCCCCTGGCAGCACTCCAGTTATTTTCGTTGCTACCGCGGCGAACAAACAAAACGCCAGCGCAACAGGCACAGCACAGGGTACTTTAAGTTCCAATGCTGGTAACGTGTATGTGCTATCAAGTCAACGCAACTTAACCGATACATTTGGTACACCGCGTTTTTACACAGATGCGTCAAGCAATCCTATTAACGGCGACGAATTAAACGAATATGGATTACAAGCGGCATACAGCTTATTAGGTATTAGTTCAAAAGCCTATGTTGTTCGTGCTGATATTGACCTAGGACAACTTGTTCCTACAACTACTGCTCCAGAAGGTACGCCAGTAGCAGGCACTTACTGGGTGAATCCAGTAACTAGCTCATTTGGTATTAACCAATGGAGTAGTTCAACACAGAGTTTTAGTGTAATAACTCCATTAATCATTGACAATGATAATTTTGA